GAAGCTCAGGTTGAAGCTCAGGTTGAAGCTCAGGTTGAAGAAGCTAACTTGATGGATATCGACACTGAACTTGAGGAAGCGTATGAGGAAGCGATTGGCTTCTCAGAGGAAGCTAACTTGATGGATATCGACACTGAACTTGAAGAGGGTCAGACTCAGGTTGAGGTTGATTGGGTAGACGACGCCTCCGTTACTGTGAGAGTCACTTTCGACGCTGAGGGAAATAAGGTTGATGATGAGGAGGGAGAATCGCTCACTCTCCAAGAGGTGGAGACGTTCGGAATCGAGACTCAGGCTTGGGTCGATGAGGAGAAAGAGATCCGCGTAGGTGTTGACGCTGAGGGTCTTGAGTACACCCGACCCATTGATATGGTCGAGACTGTCAAGAAAGACCTTTCTGCTGAGCCTACTGAGCCTCAAGCTGAGGGTTACACACTCACAGATAACTCTGAGTCCGAGCCTCCCTTCGATGTTGACGAGTCCACAGAAGACACTGTGGTTTCTGACGCGCTCAACCTCGATAACCTCTTTGATGATGAGGTGGAGATTGAGCCTACCGTAGAGGATGCTCAGAGTATCTTCCTAGAGCTTGTCGAGGGTAACGTGTGGGGCGCAATTGAGGGTGGTGACGTCTACTTGAGCGAGGCGCAGAGCGGAGAGGTTGTCCTTTCTTTCTCTGAGGACGTAACGCCCCTCGACTTCATCCCTGAAGAACGCAGAAAGAAGCAGGCACTCATCCTCGCAGACGCTAAGAAGAAGGGGCTGAAGGGCTACACGTCAAAAATCCTTAAAGTGATCGAGAAGACGAGCGAGCGCGCCCTTAAGGGACTAGAGGGTTGGAAGACTCACCACGTCGAGGGAAGCTCTCTTGGATGCTTCGGAGCAGAGGGTGTTGATCGCACTCAGTGCGCTCAGGTCTGCGCTCTGAGCGCAATGTGCATGAACGCTAAGGCGATAGGTTCGTAAGACTATGAAGCCGATCAAGTATCTTGAGGAGCTTACACTCTTCCATAGGCACTTGAATGCAGAGAACGCGACGGTAGAGTTGCTTACGAGCTACGCTAAGCTGAGACACCTCTATAAAAAGACAGGAGACGAGGCGTACAAGAATACGTCCGACTGCTTCCCTACAGGGCGATGCCCCTCTGTCCCTATTCAGATTATCTCTCCCAATCAGTTTGAGAAAGAACTGAGGGAAGCCAAGAAACTAAGCGTTCAGGTACAGATAGCAGAGAGAGTGTTTGACCTACTCAGTGCAGAAATGGCTCGCTGTAGTATACTTGGCCTTAAGCCCCCTAGAAGACTCATCAGAAAGTACTGTCGAGTCCTCACTAGAAACAGCGATTTTTACCCTGTCGAGACTATCATATGTGTATGCGCTAAGTGCCTGATGAAGTGTTACCCCTCGGGGAGATTTTTAAGGAGATGACCTGATGATTCACATCCACATACAGAGCGAGGGAGTGACCGCAACCTTCAAGAAAGAAGAGGTGAGAGAAGACCATATTTCCTTCAGACTAACTGACACACAGACCCAAGAAGCCCTCCCCTATTTCTTCAGCGCGAGGGTGCGGTCAAGGAAAGAAATTTTCGTTTTTGTTGAGGGAAAGCAAAAAGAGCTTTCCGAAATCATATATGTCGATAGAGCTTCGCCACTCATCGAGGCTCTCCCTGATATCGTCACTGAGGCGCTAGACCTCATCGAGAAAGAAACATGATCACAGACACACACAGACTAAGAAGATCCATCGTCGCCCTCCTCGACAACTCCCCAAAAAAGACTCTTTCCTATCGAAACATCGCTAAGATGTTTCCAAATGCTTCAGAAGGTGAGATCAGAAGCAACATCAACGGCATTGTTCATCGAGGATTCGCTACGAGAAACAGTGACTATTACACTCTTACTCAGGGCGAGTGGAAACCCACTAACTCGGCTGAACTCTACAATAAGCTGACTGAAGGGACTACATACCGATACAAAGATATTCACTCCCTCTCAGAGAAAGAATCTTCGACCACCGATTCCGCTCTCGAAACCCTCCTTAGTGATCAAGGACTACTCCGAGTAGATCAAGGACGTTACATCTGTCAGCAACTCCCCCCTATATACAGGGTTACTCAGAGTAACATAAAAACAATCGCACTTGTATGCCCTGTTCAGAGGGCTATTTGGGATCACTTGACCTCTGACATCAACAGCTACGATAAAGTCCGTGAGGACGTAACCTCGCTCTCTTCAGAGTGTACAAGGCATCGCTTCGCGCGCGCCATAAAGTCTTTAGTAGATTCAAACTCTATTCTCCTACAGAGAGGGCTTATTTTGAAAGGAGAGCTTAACCCACTCGATGCGGATATTCTTTACGACCAAATCAAACATAGACAAGATGTCCTTTCTAGCGACCTAAAGTCTGTCGGTGACTTTAAGTGGCCCACTAATGTTATTTCCACGTTGAGGAGACTAGGCGCTCTTGAGCGTATCTCACACGGACACTACAAAGTTATGCCTCTACCTCAACTCCAAACCCAACAAGAGAATCTCCAACAAGAGAAATGGCAGACCGTAGCTGAAGCTCTCATGGCTACAAGCGAAGCAAAGCGCATCTTTGAAAATCTTCTCAGCGAAGCCGAGATCAAGAAACAGGAAGTCACGAGACTTAGAGAGGAGGCTCGGGTCTCCTCCCGACGCGCAGATAAACTAGAAGCCTCTTTTTCAGCCCCCCTCGCCTCTGCGGAACAGAAAGCGATGGAAGCCCGAAACAACCTCTCAAATATCCTCAAGCAAAACGGGCTACTCTAATAAGACGCTGAGAAAAGAAAACAAAACAAAAGGGCGCTCGTAAGGTCGATGATTTGACCTTGCGAGCGCCCTTTTGTCGTTCTACAACATGGGGTCAAAATACACCCTCGTGAACTCATAAGGGAGGAGCGCGTTCGCGCCCCCCCCCGACCTCATCCCTCCTTCCAAGCTGAAAGGAAAGTGAAGTTGAAGTCACCCGATCGAACCGCCTCAAGCTCCGCCTCTCGGCAAGCTCGATAGTCAGCGCGATGTGTCTCTTTCTCGGCGCATGACAGGCAGATTTCCTGCCTGTTGTACCAAGAGCATTTGTACATGCGGGCGTGATTATCGCAACGCTGACACCTCCTCATCTCCACTCCTTCCAAAGACGGAGAGTCTTTAGGCGTGTGGCTCGGTGGCGTTGCGAATACTTTCTCGCGCTCCGATCACATCGGTTGCCCGAGAAGTAATGGCACATCGCCCGATCCATGCGAAGCTCACCCTTGCCCTTGTGACGAGGCTTGAACCTCTTCTCAATCATCTTCAGGTATGCGAGAGCTTGCCTCACAGCCTCTTTAGGCTGTTGGAGCTTCGCACAGGTGGTCTTCCCCGCGAGAGCGTACCGAGGCAACTGTTGGAAAATCCCACACGCACCGCTCGACACCTTCAGCTTGCGCCCCTTAAGGACGTGCTGAAACCCGAAGCGTGACTCCTCGTACCCGAGCGCGATGACGCGCACCTGATACGAGGTTGGCGCTGACTCGATAGCTTTTGCTACCGAAGTCAGGTGGTCGAGGACAGGTGCGCTCAATAAGCGACCTGTCGGCGCTCCGTTCCAGCTCAGGAGAGCTAGAATGATATTGAGGATCTTGACGTATCCCATGATAGAAACCTTTCTGTGAGGAGGGGGAGTTAGGTTAGGAAGTTTAAGCCCCTCTCTCACACCTTATCTCCCATTTCTGCTTTCTCACCAATACCTCCACCCCTCCTCACAGAAAGGAATCTGTAGAAAACTCTCCCGTAGCTAGAGATCGTGAACTCATAGGGAAAGGCGAGCCAGCGCGACCCGAGACGCGCCCCTTCCCCCCCCAATCCGATCCCCTCCTAGTCAGCGTTTGAGTCCGAGTGCATTTCCGACTTCGGAGCTGATCACCCCCCACTGAGGAACAAAGTACATCCCCTCGCCCACAAGTATTGATGCCCCCGAAGCGGTGCAAGTTACCGCGTTCCTCGCACTAAAGTAGCGCGCCAAGCTCAGGTCGGCCCCGCTCGGTACGTTGATGTCGCTCTCCTCGACGCCCACCGCCTGAGCCACATCACGCACCGCCTGATCTTGAGCCTCCTCTTGTGCCTTCTGAGCTTGAGCCTCCTCAGCCCGCTCCATGCGAAGCTCGGCGCAGAAAGAGCTTAACAGACAGCTCTTGCAGTCACGGCTTCGAGAACTGTAGTGCTTTCCGTAGCAAGCTGTTCGCGCCACAAACCAATCCCTTGTTATTGGGTCATTCACGTCGTATATTACCGGCCCCTCGACCTCGACCTCGACCTCGACCTTAAGCTCTTGCTTCAGCGAGGGTGAAGGCGAGGGTGAAGGCGGGCGCAGAGGCGAGGGCTGAGGCGCGGGCTTCGGCGTTGGCTTCGGCGTTGGCTTCGGCGTTGGCTTCGGCGTTGGCTTCGGCGAGGGTGAAGGCGAGGGCTGAGTTACCGCCTGTGACGCGCCCACGCGCTCCCAACGACCATGCCCCGCCTTTCGGACTCCCGACGAGGGGTCGCTCGCGAGCTTCTTGCAAGCGTTGGTAACCAACGCGGGCAAGATAGCTTTCCCGCTCTCATACACTCCCACCGCCTCAGCGGTGGGATAGCCCATCACCTGAGCGACCATCTCGCTTAAGGCTGATGTGCGGGTGACAGGGAATGAGGGGATTGATTTTTTAATGACGTCTGCGATCTGAGCTTGGTTATACATAACTTTTTCTTTCTGTGAGGAGAAGGGGGGAGAAGTTAAAGGGTTGATCTCCTCTCTCACACCTTATCTCCCATTTCTGCTTTCTCACCAATACCTCAAGCTACCCGACCCCCCCCCCGAGAAATAGGAATCTGTAAGTGTCGGGGATCTGCCCCACCTACAGGAATCTGTCGGTGGAAATACCTACAGGGACTCGCACAGTTCTATGAGTTCACTCTACCCTATCTAGCGGAGCTACCACCCACTCACAGATTCCTACAGGTGGGGCGCTCAGGGCTAGGGGGGGAAAGGGTTTTACAGATTCCTATAGGTGGGGCGCTCGCTAGTGAAAGTCGAGGTATTGGTGAGAAAGCAGAAATGGGTTAGTAGGTGTCAGGGGAACAAACCTTCCATTCTTCCCCCTCCCCTGACAGAAGGAAAAAGTTATGGCTATCAAGCGTACACCACTCACTAACTCATGCCTGAGCAAACCCTTCACCTTTGATCTCGCGGGGGTCTCTTTCGAGAGATCTCCTCTGACACAAAAAATCCTGGATGGGCTTGGCCTCAACAATCAGGCCCGCTCTCATTCCTTCGGCGAGGATTGGCACGAAGACGTTTTGGAGAACGTCTTCATTGGAGATCACCCCGTCTGTATCACGGGGGTCTCGGGGTCGGGCAAAGACTACACCGCAGAGGCGCTGGCTTGGGCACTCGGGCGACCTTTGGTCAAACTCTCCATCAAGCCCGACCTCGATCCCAACGAGTGGGTAGGGGGAACGAGCCTTCGGGGTGATGGAGTTGGCGGGACTGAAACCGTCGCTGAGAACGGATGGCTCGCCCGCGCTTGCGCGGGATGGAGCGACGAGACATGGGAAAAGATTGGCGCGAAGCGGATCGCGCCTGTGGTGTTGATCTCCGACTTCGACCGCGCAACTCCTCGACAGCTTGAGGTGTTTCGTCAAGCCTTTGAGGAGCGATCTCGAAGGTACCTCTCGCATCCCACAACGGGATGCGAGATCCCGATACATCCCGACACAATCTTTATCCTCACATCCAATAGTGGGATAGATGGGGATGGGGGATCAGGGAACGTGACGAGTCAGCTAGATACCTCCATTGTCAACAGGATAATGGGGGTCATGGCGAGCGCGCCAAGCGCAAAGTTCGAGAGAGACGTACTCTCTCGGACGTTCCCTCAGTTAGACAAGGCTGAGGTGGCACTCCTCGTCAAGTGTCTGCGGAGCCTTCGTTCCGCAATGAAGGAGTGCCACCTCCCCTTTGAGGTGTCGCTCCGTACAGGAAACATGGTGGCGAAAAAGGCTCTCCTCGCCAAGAGGCGGGGGAAAACATGGGAGGAGGCACTGAGGAGAGGCTTTAAGGTGGTGTCAGGTCACTGTCACGAGCCCGACAATAGAGCACTCATCAAGGGCGCACTAGATCCGATTATCGGATCGCCTTCAATCGGATCTACTAAGCTCTAACTAAGGTGGTAGGGTGAGGCGTTAGGCTTGGCAGAAAGGAAATGCCTATGGAAAAAACCGCGAGGCGTGGGCGCGGTTTTGGAAGGTCGGCGCTCGCGCTGACCTCGCGGGGAGGCTCGCTGACTCGCCAATCCCTTATGAGTTCACTCACTAGGGGAGCTACAGCCGACCCACAGATTCCTGTAAGTGGGGCTGTGGGTCGGTGGGAGAAAGGATCTTACAGATTCCTATTTCTCGGGGGGTCGGGGTCGGGTAGCTTGAGGTATTGGTGAGCTAACAGAAATGGGTTAGTAGGCGAAAGGAAAAAAAATGAAAAAAAGTTATAAACACCCCTTAGTAGAATCATCCCGAAAAGGGATGGTAGCGCAAACTAACCTCCTCCGCCGAGCTTTGATAGAAGCTCGTGGCTCGAAAGGACTCCTAGCGACAGGTCGCTCGCTGGCTGGAGGGCGACACCTCGTCAACACCTATCGCTCCGCGCAGAGCGGAGAGGTCAATCAAGACCGCTTTAAGCGGTCGTTCGTAGAACCCTCGGTTGACGCAGGCGCGAGCCTGATGTTAGACATCTCAGGGTCGATGACCGATAACTTATGGAATAAATATTCCATAATACAAAACGTGATGGCGTCTGCGGTGGCGCTGTCAGAGGTCTTAGACAAGCTCGGCGTCGTCCACAGAATCGGCGGAGTAGACGTCGAAATGACCTCTGAGGGATCGGATAAGGAGAGTAAAGTTCGGTCGACGTCTCACGGGATTACAGGCGTGGTCTACCCTTTCTCCAAGCCGAGCGGGAAAGGGCTAAACTACCCGATTGAGTCAATCATGCGGTTTCCCGCGAACGGCTCAACCTACATTGCGACCTACGCAGAGGTCGCGGTGGATGAGGCGCGCAAGATACGCGCGAAACATAGGGTTGCGCTTTACATGACTGATGGGTGCTGTCGTAGTTCCCACTACTTGCACTCCCTCGCCCAACAAGCGAAGCGTGATAATATCACGCTCGTAGGCGTGGTGATGGGGCCTCCGAAAATGAGGGAGCAAGCGTCACTCCATCCTAACGGCATCTACGCGAGAGATTGCGTGGAGCTTAGTAAGGTGGTTTTGGGTCATATCGCTAAGGCTGTGAAGCTCAAGTGAGGAGTCGGTCGATGGGAGGGGAGCGCGAGGTTGGGTCGCTGACGCGCCCCTTCCCTTATGAGTTCACTCCCCTTAGTTACCTACAGAGTCCTATTTCTCAGGGATATCTACTCATGAGGTGAGGTATTGGTGGCATACCTGAAATGGGTTAGTAGGTGTCAGGAGGAGATTGACCCTTTAACTTCTTTTCCTCTCCCCTGACAGAAAGGTTTCTATCATGGATAAGCAAGCAGTTGCACAGCGTCTCGCTGAGATCAAGGGCGCTATGGATGCGCTCAAGGCAGAGGAGGCAACACTCCGCGCTCAGTTGAGCGTAGGCGATAAGCTCAAGGGAGCTTACGGAGAGGTTGCGCTGTCGGAGCGAGAGAGCGTGAGCTACGATGAGTCGCTGTATCAAGACCTCCTCATGCTTGGGGTTGATCCCCTCGCGTTGGGGAAGGTGAAGCTGAACCCACAGAAAGAGGCGGTGGCGGTGGCGGTGGCGCAGAACGGCGCGGTTCAGGTGGCGCTCGACAAGAACCGCATCACCAAGACCTCATCAGTGCTTCGAGTGAAGCCCTCACCCTCTGTGGCGGTCGAGGGGATCAACAAGGTGGCAAGCCTCTTGGGAGCTGAGTGAGGCGTTAGGCTCAGGGGCGAGGGAGACGGCGAGGTGGGCTTTGGGTGGCGATCCGCGCCGTTCCTTTATGAGTTCACTGCCCCTAGCCACCAACTCACTTACAGATTCCTATTTCTCAGGGATATCTACTCATGAGGTGAGGTATTGGTGGCATACCTGAAATGGGTTAGTAGGTGTCAGGAGGAGATCAACCCTTTAACTTCTTTCCCTCTCCCCTGACAGAAAGGTTTCTATCATGAACACATTTATTGCACTCGCTGTTGGCTCACTCGCTGTGAGCTTCATTTATCACTATGTGATCAGCTTCAGGCGCTGATCCATCTCACCTAAAGGGGATCGGCGTGAACTCAAGACCTCGCCCCTGTCAGAAACAACGATAAAGGAAAATAGAAATGACACAACAAGAACTTATAGAACAAGCAGTCGGGATCGCAAACAGCATCGGACACGAACTCTCCACGAACGCTCCAAAGAGCGATGATCCCTTTCTCGGCTATGAGGTCGCTGACCTAATCTATCTCGTGGGTCAAGAGGCTGTAGACAGCTTGCGCGCTCAGTGGGGTAAAGAAGCGATCAAGGCTCTTGAGGGTCAAGACCTCACCATTGGTCAACCTGTGGTAGCCACTAGAGGAAAGATGAAGGGAGTCAAGGGATGGATCAACGCGGAGATGCCCTCACAATATACCGATAACGATCTTGCCTACCTCGTAATCACTCTACAGGGGAAGAGCGGTTGGGTCGCCAAGAAAAGCCTCAAGCTCCGCGTTCCCGATATTGGGGAGCGTGACTTACAGGCTGAATGCAAGGCTAAAGGAATGAAGATCAAGCAGATGTCGCGAGGATCTAAGGTCAAAGACGCTGAGGGGCGCTCAGGCTACCTTATCGGTTATGGGAAGAAAGACGACGACCAGCCTTTACCCACAGTGGCGGTTCAGTGGGAGGGGTCGAGCCAAGAGGAGTGGGTCGTGGCATCATTACTAGAGAGCGGAGCTTGAGCCTCCGCAAGTGAGGAGGCCAAGTGGTTTGCTCAGGCCATGTCTGACGCGGGGATGGTATGGCATGAGGCGAGGGGAGGGAGGGCGCGAACGCGCTCCTCCTTTATGAGTTCACGCAAGGGGGAGTAAAGCAAAAGAGGCGTGGTGAGGATGAGGTGTCAAACCCTCGTCTTCACCACGCCTCTTTCTCGTTTCTGATAGTAGAGCTGAGGCGTGTGGCTCAAAAGAAAGAACCTCACGCCTCTTTCTCGCTTCTGATAGCAACACTCCGCGCCCGCCTCTCGGCAAGCTCGCTCTGATCGGAGATACCCTCTCTCGCTCACCCTGTCCTTCTTTGCTGTAGGGTAAGCGAGAAAGTAGATGATCCTACTAGCATATCCAAAGGCATTTGACCTCTTGGATCATCTACTTTCTCCTATCTGTTGTGGGGAAGCTCGATGATCACACACTCGCGAGCATCCATTTTGACGCCGTTGATGTAGTCCGACCTTCCCTTGCGTCCATACTCCACCTCAGCCAATCCCTCCACCTCTGGACAGAGATAACCCATAGGGTTGGGGTATAACAGCTTATGGGCAAGTGTCGCAATACCAACGCCTATGCTCGCCCAAAGAATACAGGTAAGAGCGAACCCTCCCAACTCATGGTCTGTGCGACCCTTGCCCACTACCGCGCCCCCTCTGACGTACTGACTCATAGTAAAAACCTTTCTTCGAGGGGCGGGTGTAATGAGTTAAGCCCCTCTCTCATACTGCATATCCGATTTCTGCTCTCCCCTCACAGCACCTGTTTCTACAGAAACACCGCCCGAATAACGGGAATCTGTAGGTAGCTCTCCTATCTAGGGGAGGGGTGAACTCATAAAGGAACAGGCGCGAAGCCCCCCCTCAAAGCCCGACCGCCGACCTCCCCCCTCCCCTCATCAATCGGGTGTCGGGTCACTCAAGGTCCAATCCGCGCTCTCGGCAGATGCCGAGATCCTTGAGGCGACATCACAAGCGATGTCGCTTATCTTTCCCCACTCCGTTCTCAACGAAGGGGAAAGGTTTCGTTCAATAGCCTCGAAGAACTCGCGGTGTCTCGCGAGGGTCACGACATCTGCCGAGAGCTGATCCAACTCCCGAGGAGTTGGATCATAAGGCATCTCAAATAAATTGTTCTTTCTGATCGCGAGAGATATCATCGCGATACGAGGGTCTTTGAGAAGCGGAACTTCCCTCTTCACCTCTCTGTATGTGAAGCCCATTGCCTGCATAAAACCATCACAGGTCTCAGCGCCCATTGTGTGTGTCTCTGTCATCAGAGACATCTCTTTGCGGAGCTGATCAAGCTCCACCTCAAGCGCATGAACGCGCTCGCTCTTCTTTGTGAGAAGATCGTCCTTCGCGTCTAAGGTTTTTGAGATCGCGTAGTAGGCCCACGCGAACATCCCGACAAGAGAGATGAGTGACATCATGATAGAAACCTTTCTGTGAGGAGGAGGGAGTTAGGTTAGTAAGTTAATCTCCTCTCTCACACCTTATTTCCCATTTCTGCTTTCTAACCAATACCTCAAACCACCTTGAGCGGAAGCGCAGAATAGGAATCTGTAGGTAACTAAGGGCAGTGAACTCATAAGGGATGAGCCGATCCTGATCCCCTGATCCCCCCCCCGACCTCCCCACCTTAGCCATAATATCGGCTGTAGTGGTGGTGGCCTGGTACATCGGGGGCATCAGGCTCACCATCCTCTCCCTTCATCTCACGCTTGAGGCGGTTAGCCTCAGTGCGAGCCTCAAGCTCTGCCCTCACCCGAGCCTTCCTCGCCTCCCGAGCCTTCACCTTCACCATCCCCTTTTCGTGAGCGAGCTTGAGGCTCGCTTTCTCTTCTTCCTCTCGTTTGAGGAAGGCTTGCCAACGCTCCTCCTCAGCCTCCCACCTCTTCGCCTTTCTCCTCCTCCATTCCCGATCCTCCGCGCCATCCCTCCATTCCTCAATGGCGGGGAGGATCGGGATGAGGAGTAGAAAGACGAGACTGATGACTAAGCTAACCATGATAGAAACCTTTCTGTGAGGAGGAGGGAGTTAGGTTAGTAAGTTAATCTCCTCTCTCACACCTTATTTCCCATTTCTGCTTTCTCACCAATACCTCAAGCTACCTAGCCCGAGCCCTAGAAACAGGAATCTGTAGGTAACTACAGGGGAGTGAACTCATAAGGGAAGGGGCCGAAGCGCCCACCGCCCACCGCCCACCGCCCACTGCGCCCCTCACATCAGGCTCACCCTTGGCGCTCAGGTGCGCGGTCGAAGTCGAAGTCGGAGATCAACACCACAGGCGCGAAGCGGATCGCGCCTGTGGTGTTGATCGAGGGTTTGAGCTTGTGTGCGCGGTCGAAGTCGGAGATCAACACGAAGCGGATCGCGCCTGTGGTGTTGATCGAGGGTTTGAGCTTGTGGTTTGGGTATGTCAACGCTCGCATAGCAGAGCCTTTCTGTGGAGAGGAGGGGAAGAATGAAAGGTTGATCTCCTCTCTCACACCTTATACCCCATTTCTGCTTTCCCACCAATACCTCAACCCACCTTGAGCGGAAGCGCAAAATAGGAATCTGTAGGTAACTAAGGGCAGTGAACTCATAAGGCTGTGCGAAGCTGACTAGCCCCACTTACAGATTCCTATTTCTCGGGGGGTCGGGGTCGGTGAGGGAAAGGATCTTACAGATTCCTATTTCTCGGGGGGGTCGGGTAGCTTGAGGTATTGGTGAGCTAACAGAAATGGGTTAGTAGGTGTCAGGGGAACAAACCTTCTAAACTCCCCCCCTCGACAGAAGGAAAAGCCTTATGGCTAAAGACATTTACAACTACGACCCCATGAGTCCAGCTTCAGGTGCGTTCAAGGGGCTCATGCGGAGCGTGAACGCCCTATCAGGGCGAAACGTCCCCTTACATCGTGGCGGTATAACGTTCGCGGTCGGCGGACAGTTTCGCTTTTTGAGTGTCGCCACAGCAATTTCGATCGCCTGGCGCGGATGCTTCAAAAAACCATCCGCGCACGAGCTGTGGGCGTTGGCTGAGAAGGTCGTACTTGAGGAGTTGCTCAAGTACGGCCTATACTACCCGACAAGAGAGGCCGCCGCGATGGCCAAACTTGATCCTAGCTCCGCGATGGGGGGCGTGATCCACGAGGTCGGCCACCTCATCTGCGATCAGGCGGGGGTCGAGGCTGACTTCAAGTCAGCTAAAAAGCACTACCTCCCTATTTTATTACGGCTTGAAAAGATTGGCGCTCTCAGAGCGGTTGAGGTCTTGCCTAGATGGTCTAACCTCACCTCTGATATCCGCCTTGAGCGGATGATGGGTGAGATGTACCCACACTCGAAGATCCGCTTGGAGTCAGTCCAAGCGTGGGTGCATGGCCTTGAGGCCCCAACGCGAAAGAGTGGGGGCTTCGCGTCTCAGCTCATGTGCGCTCTCCGTGACATGGGGAAGGGGTGGGGTAATCCCGTGTGGGCTGAGTACTCAAAAGAGGCGCGGGATGAGGCGTGTCGCTTGCGCCCTATCCTTGAAAAGCTCTACACGGAGGGGCAGAGCGTAGAGGCCACATCTCACCTACCTGTACAGGTGGCTCTTGAGATCCTCTTGGAGCTTAAAGAGCAAACTCTACCACCTGTAGAGGATGACGAGAAAGACGGCGAGGGAGAGGGAGACGGCGAGGGTGAGGGCAAGGGTAAGGGCAAGGGCAAGGGCAAGGGTAAGGGCAAGGGCAAGGGCAAGGGTAAGGGCAAGGGAGATGATGAGGGAGACGGAGACGGAGAGGGCAAGGGAGAGGGAGACGGCGAGGGAGACGGCGAGGGAGACGGCGAGGGAGACGGCGAGGGCAAGGGAGACGGAGACGGCGAGGGAGAGGGAGACGGCGAGGGCAAGGGAGAGGGAGACGGCGAGGGAGAGGGAGAGGGAGACGGCGAGGGAGAGGGAGACGGCGAGGGAGACGGAGAGGGAGAGGGAGAGGGCAAGGGAGACGGCGAGGGAGACGGAGAGGGAGACGGAGAGGGAGACGGAGAGGGAGACGGAGAGGGAGACGGAGAGGGAGACGGAGAGGGAGACGGCAAGGGTAAGGGCAAGGGCAAGGGCAAGGGCAAGGGCAAGGGAGAGGGAGACGGAGAGGGCAAGGGAGAGGGAGACGGCGAGGGCAAGGGAGAAGTGGATGGGAGACAGCGGGGGCGCTCAGGTGGGGATAAGGCGAGTGAGGCGCGCCCCGACGCGACACTCCCCTCAAAAGAGGCGGTTGATAGGGTCTTGGGGGGGGAAGGAAAGGCTCTTGATCCTAGCTCTGCGATGGATCGTGCCTTCAACGCCAATAAGGGTGATGTGGGCCATGATGTGTGGGTAGGAAACGGCATCCCACCACGCGTGGTGAGTGATAAAGATATGCGTAAGTTAATGCGCCTTTAGGCGCGAGGTTGGGGCGCGAGGTTGGGGCGCGAGGTTGGGTCGCGAGGTTGGGTCGCGAGGTTGGGTCGCGAGGTTGGGTCGCTGGCGCGCCCTTTCCCTTATGAGTTCACTCCCCTTAGTTACTTACAGATTCCTATTTCTCGGGGGGGGGTTTGAGGTATTGGTGGGAAAGCAGAAATGGGTTAGTAGGTGTCAGGGAAACAAAGAAAGAAAGAAAGAGGTGAATGAAGATGATGATAAAAACTAATCGGGGATTAGAGCTTGATCTCCTAGCCATCCCTCATGTGCATCTTGGAGGGTGGGCGTGTGTGTCCACGCGGGGGGAGCGATTAGGAGCGTGGACACTTAGGACACTCAGTCGAGATCTGCTCGGCGTACACGTCGGAGTGTGGGTTGAAGAGGATTATTCGCGATCAAGCGATGAATCGCGAACATACGCATTTTGCGTACAGTTCAGGGAGAGGGGGGGGGGGGTCGAGTGGGGGTATTGGTCGAGGTATAAAGTAACCCTTCCTACAGGGAAGGGATCATACCGCTTTAAAGGCGTTCACGTCCATACAGTGGACGATGCGCTCTCGATCATCGGTGAACCTCTCCGAGAGGTTCTTTTGAATATAAAAGCAGACGTGGACCATCTGCTCACGTTCTACGGAGCGGTTGGCGCTACATAGGCGTGTGGCTCAAGAGGTTGGGGGCGAGGTTGGGTCGCTGACGCGTCCTTTCCCTTATGAGTTCACTCCCCTTAGTTACCTACAGATTCCTATTTTCTCGGGGGGGGTTTGAGGTATTGGTGGGAAAGCAGAAATGGGTTAGTAGGTGTCAGGGAAACAAAGAAAGAAAGGCAGAACATGATACTTGAGTTGAAACCTTCGGGGTGGGTTAATTATCCCAATGAAATCGACATTAAGTCGATTGTCCCTCAAATGAGGGGTTGGGGCGAGAGGGCCGGCTTTTTAATGCTCCGCACACTGAGCAAAGACTTGCTCAGTGTGAGAGTCAGCATAAAAAAATTAAAAGATGACGGGGATGATCGCGGAACCGACGCCAAGCGCAACCTCGCATTCAGTACTGAATACAAAGAGAGGGGTGTCGGCGAGTGGTCTAAGTGGTCGAGAATCAAATTCTCTGTCCCCAAGAGGGCATCGGGTGAGAGATTAGACCTCTCGAAGCTACCTACAGTGATGAGTGCAAGGGAGGCACTCATCGAGGACGTGGAGCATCTGCTCGCGTTCTATGGCGCGGTTGGGACTCACTGAGGGATCGGATAGGGCGTGGTAGGCTGAGGGTCGAGGTTGGGTCGCTGACGCGCCCCTTCCCTTATGAGTTCACTCCCCTTAGTTACCTACAGATTCCTATTTCTCGTAGAGGATCAGGCGAGCTAGGGGATCAACAGAAAGAAGCGAGAGGGAGGGGCGCTCCTTTCTGTCAGGGGAGGGGGTCAAGGTCGGATCAGGGCTAGGGGTTGAGTGAGGGAGTAATCAGGTCAGCTCGGGGTTAGCTCAGCCATCAGCTAGAGGAGGGGTTGAGCTGACCTCTCCTCTAGCTGATGACTAGAGGTCGGCTCAGGTTGGCGCTCGGAGGTCATGTGGGGTGGTTGGGGTCAGCTTGAGGCTCGGCTCGTTCAAGGGCGGGGTCAGCTTGAGGCTCGGTTCGTTCAAGGGTGAGGTCAGGCTAGAAGGAGTGTTCGGCTCGTTCAAGGGTGAGGTCAGGCTAGAAGGAGTGTTCGGCGCGCGCTCAGGGGATGAGGGGGGGTCAGGGTCTATATAGGGGCGTAACCCTCTCTAACTAGGCGTGTGGCTCGGCGCGATCCTTGAGTTCACGCTTTCGACCTCACAGATTCGCGCCAAAAAGTGGGCGGAGTGGGTCGGGACCCCCGAAAAGCCATATTGAAAACGCATTGAAAATGAGAAGCCTGATTCTGAACCATGTTTGAACCCTGTTTCTTTCTCACCTTCCTTTTCTCTTGTGCGGATAGACTTCCTTAGTATTTCCTCTCAGAGAGGGGGGGTCTTACACGAGAGATTTTTAGGATTGTTTTTCTTATAAAGCGTCAGCCATATATTATTTGGTTTTGGATTTTTCGTGTTTGATTTTGAGTGGGGGTATTGGTGAGGTAACAGGTTTGGGAAAGTGGTCATCAGGGAGGGAGTTTTCATATATTCTCACTCATTAGCTCAAAACACATTCAGGAGGTGTCACATGAAATTGGGAGATAACCGTAGGGCTTTTACGGAGAAGCAAGAGAAGAATGTTTGTCGGTCTTACTCGGGGGGTAAAGGTGCAAAGGACATTTCGCGGGATTATGGAGTATCGTATAGGACAGTCTTAAATGTCTTGAAGCGTCATGGTGTTTACAAGAATAAGAAGGCATTGAGGGCGCAGATTGTCGAGGCTTTTGATTTGGGTATGGGCGTAGCTGACTTGTCCTCACATTTTGGTGTGCGTCCCTCTTTAGTGTATGGGGCTTTGAGAGAGGGCAAGAGGGACATAAAGGGTCTGAATAAGAAGATTAGGCATGAGGCTTTATTGAGTGAAGGTTTAATAGAGAGGTATTTATCGGGCGAGAGGGTACAAGATTTGGCGAATGAGTGTGGTAAGTCTACAACGACAGTCTATGCATTTCTTAAGGATATGGGGGCGAAGAGAAGGGGCAGAGATGTTGTGTGGTCTGAGCTTGAATCTTTGGGTAAGGGAGCTACTTTTTTCAGGAGGGACATTACTATTGAGGGTATGTCGTATGGTCGGGTTGGAGGTGGTTTGGGAGCGTTGTGTGATCTCGGTTTGATTGAGCGTGTTTCGAGGGGATTTTACCGAGTGGTTTAGGTTGTTTAGGGGTTAGTTGGGGTTGAGGTATTGGTGAGGTGACAGAGTTGGGTAACTAAGAGTAACGATTAAACAGGCGCGCTCATAAGAGGGTGTGTCGAGAAAGAGATTGAGTATGAGATTCCATTCAGAGATGGACGTAACTACACATTTCCGTAGGCTTCTTGAGGAGGCAACGGACGAGCACTTTAAGAGTCTTAAGGGATCGGGTTGGGCAACGGACGGAGTTCTTTCTTGGGAGTCACCTACGAAGTCTTCGGTGCGTGTTTTGCTTGAGACGAAGTTTGGCACAGACCTTAAGAAAGAAGAGGTGCGTTCATCGGTGTTGGCTCAGGCGCTTTACTATTGCAAGCGATTTGAGGAGCGCGGAGACGATCTTCCTAATGTGATCTTTATTGGAGACGAGTCGCATTGTTTCGCGATTTCTTTCGAGAGCGTGAAAGAGTTCTTGAACGCGGAGGTTGATTGGAGTCGTCGTCCATCGAGTCCTGACGCATCTCTTAAGGTGTCTCACTCAGCTCATCTTGAGCCTACGTTGGGAGTTGACGGTCATCACTTGAAGAGTCTCTGCGAGCAGTTATCAGAGGGTTGTCTTTTGAAGGTGAAACCATCTAAGAAGAACATCTCAGCGATGTATCAGTATTGGGTGGAGCACATCATCCCTGAAGATCTTTATGAGGCTGTTGAGATGACGGACATTTTCTTTGGTTGTGTGTTTTACTCTGAGGAAGATGATCACTTTGCTTACGCGCATCCCTCGAAGAAAGAAACGCTCGTTATGGGGGGCAAGGAGTACCGTCTGAATCTCAAGGCGATGGAGGCTTTCTTTGAGCGCCGAGAGCGTGGTTTATCCGCGAAAGAGATTGATGAGCTTGTGTCGATGAGAGACAGGATCATTGAGGATGACACACGTCGTCGTCAGGGTGCTTTCTACACGCCTACGTTATGGGTAAACGAGGCACATTCTGAGATGGACAAGGTGTTGGGGGAGGGTTGGAGAGATGAGTGTATTGTGTGGGATTGTTGCGCGGGGACGGGGAACTTGACTCGCGACTTTGACTTCGAGAATCTTATTCTTTCTACGGCGGAAGCACCTGACGTGAAGGCGATTGTTAGAGAGGGTTACAATGAGGGCGCGGAGGTCTTTCAGTATGATTTCTTGAACCCTGAGTCTGATAGCCCTTTCTTTTCGGAGCGCGAGAACGTGTTACCTCTTTCAGTTAAGAAGATGCTGAGAAAGGGCGCGGAGAGTGGGAAGCGATTGGTGTTTCTGATCAACCCCCCTTATGCCACAGCAGGGGTAAAGAGTGCAGAATCTCGAAAGGGAGTAGCGAGTACCATTGTAAACCAAGAGATGAAGGGGGCTAAGTTAGGGGCTTGCTCTCAACAGCTCTATGCTCAGTTCTTATTTCAATGTGAGCAGGTAGCGTCTGAGTATGGGTTCAAGGATAAGAGTGTGGGAGTGTTCTCGCCTATCCTTTACATGGTGAGTGGCTCTTTCGCTAAGTTTCGCCCCTATTGGTACGAGCGTTATTCTTATCAGTCGGGCTTCATGTTCCAAGCCTCTCATTTCGCTGATGTGAAAGGGTCTTGGGCGATTAGCTTCACTTTATGGAACGAGGGTACTACTGAAGCTAATCAAGACCTTCCCCTCACTCTGAAAGATATAGCAGAAGAAAGCGTTGTTTCTCTAAGGAGAAAAAACTTGTATTCGGCAACTGAAAGAGAGGCTTCTAAATGGGTAGGGTTAAAGAACAGCACCGCTAAAAAGTCTGCGTATCTGACCTGTCGAAGTGGACTCATGGTTTCAGGTGAAAAAATAAAGCATGATCCAAAAGGACTAGTTTACTTTGTAAACGACTCCAACTCCCCTTACCAAAATCAGCTTGTTTACTTTGCCCCCTTGCCCCCTTACTCAAACAATCGCTCTATCCCCATTCTTGCAGGTGAAGGGTTTAGACGAGCTATCGCCCTTTACTCTGCTCGCAAGCTCTCAACAGACACTTGGATCAACAACAAGGACGAGTATCTAGCTCCTCAGACTGAGAAAGAAGGCTATGAGCAGTGGGTTGATGACTGTCACGTTTATGCTCTCCTACATATCTCTAATAACATGAGCGCGATGAGAGGAGTTGAGTACAAGGGTCAGACTCACAACATCCACAACCATTTCTTTTGGATGACTCGGAAAGAGGCTCTTGATCTTTACGGATCACACAAGCAAGCTCGCGCTCTTTACCGAGATGCTAAGAGTAATCCGATTCCTTACGAGAAAGGGATTGAGTTAGGAGAGGATGTGACACCTGAGTGGAGAAAGAACGGCGACCCTTACTTCTCTCATGTGCTTCCGACTCTTAATCTCTCTGACTTGGCTAAAGAGATCATGACTGACTTGAGAGAGTTATTCGTTGAGAGCTTTGCCTTGAGGTCTAAGACTGACCATGTGGTAGAGAGGGGAAAGAGCATTGACCTTCACTTAGGCGCGTGGGATGCGGGTATCTATCAGCACAAGAAGATGTGGTACACCGACCCTGTGTTGAAAGCGAAGTGGGATGCTTTAAGAGAGAAGCACAGTCGTCTAGGAAAGAGTCTTGAGCATGGAGTTTACAGCTATGGATTCCTTAAGAAGTGAGGATAGATATGAAGAAAGAAAACATTAAGAAAGAATGTGGTTTGTGCGAGGGTGGATTGAAGAAGAGAGGCTTCTTTGATTTCTCTTTCAGGGCAAACTTAGACCACCACCTGAATGACTCACCTTACTGTTCATGTGAAGAGGGCAAGAGACGAGAGGAGAGGGAGTCTAAGAAGATCGCCTGACAGATCGAGCGGAGTTTGAAGTGAGGAGCGCGGTGTAAAGTGTTGATATTCGGCACTTTACACCGCGCTTTTTTGCGTTTGGTGACTTGAAGTATTGGTGAGTCAACAGGTTTGGGAGAGTAAGAGTAATCACAACGAAAGGAAGAGACTATGAAGTTGAGTATTGAGCTTGTGCCTAGTTCCTCATGGGGGGACAACCTACGTTCTGAGGCGAACCTCTCTAAGAAAGAGTGGGATAAGTTAAGGAAGGCTTGTTATGAGAGCGCGGGTCACAAATGTGAGATCTGTGGCGGAGTAGGCTGGAGGAGATACAACGGAAAGCCTAAGAGTATTGTCGAGTGTCACGAGATTTGGTCATACGATGACAGAAAGAAAGAGCAGACTTTAAAGGGTCTGATCGCGCTCTGCCCTACTTGTCACAAGGCGAAGCATCTTGGACGCACTCTTTCTGTAGAGAAGCCTCAAGCGAGAGAGAAAGTGTTGATCCATATTCTTGAGCAGAATGAGATGACCGTAGATGAGCTTGAGGCTTACATCGTAGAGGTCTTTCAGAAACACGCTGAGAGGTCACAGCATCAATGGACATTGGACTTGAGTTGGCTTGAGTCAGAAAGATAAGTAAATGACAGACGAAAAGTTCTTTAAGATGATTCAGAAGAACGCGGAGGCTCACGAAGTATTAGAGGTCTTCCCTTTTGGAGCGAAGTTTTCACACAATGGCAAGCCTACTCTGATCGGGTAGTGTGAGATTGAGGGGGTTTTCTGACACATAGTGGCGCGTCGAATTGTTGAGGTATTGGTGAGGTATCAGGATTAGGTAACTAAGAGTAACGACTAGATCAAGATCCATACGAGGGCTTCTAGAGAAAGAGATTTATATGACTGCCTACAACGAACGAGTCAACAATACTTTAGTGGATGCGATGTTTCGCCATGACTTAGCGACAGGATTCGTATCACATACTTTAGTCTGCTTAAGAAAGATCTATGGGGGTGGGTGTGTGATGGAGAGCTACACGAGCTGTCTTATGGCTTACCACGACTACCCTGAGAAAGAGGGCTTCGATCTCTTTGAGGTAGGAGTTCGCTTTGAGCCTGATCCTTCGTCCCCCACTTCCACTGAGTGGATTCCATTCTTACCTGTGTATGTCGAGAGGGGGTCGTCAGATGTTGAGATCAGGAAGGCTTTCCAATCGAGCGTGGAGAGCTATAAGAGCTTCGATCTCAAAGTTGGGTCTGAACTGATCGTAGACGAGGGGGCAGAGGGTATTTTTCGTGTCAATGTTGTGACGCCTCTCGCGGTTTTCGGTGACTTTAACGAAATGACCAAAGAGTGGGTGTCTTGGGCTTCAATCACAGGTGTATTATCTTAAGGAGAAAGAAATGAGCAGAAGCAACTTTGTACGCGAGATGGTCAAAGTTATCGGCGTCGATACTTTCTGTGAAGGTAAAGAGTTTTCAGTGGTGGCGGGCATCCTGCTAAGGAAAAATGGATTTATCGGATCTGACTCTCACCTTTCAGTCAGAGTAATGAAAAGACCTGACTCTCTGAGAATCGACTTTGAACACAAGAACATGGCTGTAGACGACAACAGAACTCATGCTAAGAATGTTCTAGTTTGTAATGATCATGTGGGCGAGGACAATACCCTTGATTATTGTGCTCTTGAGTGTCTTTGTGAGACTCTAGTTGATTGGGTCACAGAAGTAGAGAAGGGGAGTGTTTTTGCCCACAAGAAAGAAGTAGAGAAGTCCGACATTATCTTAGCTGACATTGGTCATTTTAAGAGAGTCAGCCACCCCTATTTCATAGGAGTAAAGAGGCTCTGTCTTTCAGGAGAAATAAAAGAAATGGTGGTTGACTATATCTCTGCTTATGGAATATCGGGGCATCTCTTACATGGCGTGGGAACCCACGAGAGAGTCTTCACCAATTGGAGCGGTTTGAAGGGTTTAAACCCATATAAATAAAACCACTTAAAGCATCAGCCTTAAGAACTGATGCTTCACACACACTAAGGAGATCAGATGAGTTACGTTAATATCACCCGAGACGATCTAGAGGGTTGGTTAACTTCTGAGAACTTTGATTGGGAGCGCGTTGATGGTCGAGCGGGGATTTACCACATCCTCCTTTCAGACAATGTGGCGATTCTTCTTTCTTCTACGCAGACGCGGGATGATAAGTCGATGGGTCATGGGAACGCGAGCATGAACCTCCGTCTTGTATCGCGTCTGAACGGATGGACTCTTAACAGAAAGGCGCGGGATAGGAAGCACTTCAAGCGCACTAAAAATTGGCGATCTACTTGGTCTGCGGGGATTCATCATTGGATGGGAGAGTATTCTTCCAAGACTTCTTTCTACGAGAAGATCTCGGATCGAGAGTCTTACAAGTTCAAGTGGTGTGGGATCATCAGCGGATCATCCTCTTACCCCTCTAATCCTTTCTTGAGAGAGGCTTATGAGAAGGTTTCGGGAGGGAAGGTTCTTTGGGATAACGAAGAGATTAAAATCTTAGCTTTGGCTTGAAAGAGAAAATACAATGAACAATGATAAGAACAGTTGGATCTTGTGGGCGCAGTACGGTTTTGCTTTCTGCTGTGTCGTGAATAGCAGTCTCACAATCTCAGTGCTCCTCCTACTCTCGATTATCGCGTCGTTTTACCTCAAAGACTTAGAGACGCTTTCTCTTCTTAAAGCGGAGGCTCTGTATGTCTTTAAGGAGCGAGGTGGGATTCTGCCTTTCTCTGAGAGAGAGTTTTGGGATCATCTTCATGATGCTTCTTTGATGTTAAACTATCAGAGGGCTATGGTGATTGCACAATCCTCTCTAGTGCTCCTGTCCTATACTATTTAAGAGTGGTTAAATCATGTACTACTTAACTCTGTTTCTGTTCTGCGCCTCTATTTTCTTCAGACAGAAAGAGAAGAAGGCGCTCCATAACCTAATCCTCCGCATACAGGAGGTCATCAAGAGTAAGCCCGATTCCAAGACTTACCTAACTCAAGAGGTCTTCGAGAGCGCGGTTGAGGAAGGTGAAGAGTTGCTCGTGATTTCTGAGACAGGTCAGGTCTTCAGGAAAGAGGTGATCTTCAGTGACCCTGAGTCTTGTATGTTAGTCTTAGAGTCTGATCGCATGGGCAACATGAAGATGATATCTTTCTACCTAGCGGTCATCTGTCTCGCTTTCTCTCTCCCTCTTTAAGAGTGATCGCTATGCTTTATCTCACGCTTGTGTTCATCATCTTTCTCTCGTTTCATTTCCATAAGGTGGGAAAGTATGATCTCTCACTATTAGTGAAATTTATTTTAGTGGTTTGCGCGGTAGTTGAGACGATCCTAGCTTTGTATTAAGAAAGAAACCTGATGGAGATACAACACTGTGATCGGTGCGCCTACCCGATGGAGAGTTCACCTTACGCCCACTGTTACGACTGTTGGAAAGAGATCAACGGTTGGGAGAGGAATAAGAGTGACGAGAAATACTTCGAGCTTCAGAAGATCATACAGGGTCTTCTGATTGAGGGATCTTCATCAGAGATGACTCACTTGAGGGAGAGAGTGAAAGACCTTGAAGAAGAGGCTCACAGGCTCAAGATGGACTTGCTAGAGTCTCAGAGTAACGTAGAGGAGGCGATGAGTCAGATCATCTTGAGCCCATCCTTCTTAAAGAAGCTGATTAGCTTCTGTCATCCCGACAAGAACCCTAATAAAGAAGACCAAGCTCTTGAAATCACTCGGGAACTATTAAAAATGAGACAAAAGTAGGAGTTGAGGTATTGGTGAGGTATCGGGTTTGGGATATGTGTTAGAAGGAGGTAAAGATGAAGGCATTTGAAGAGAGGGGGGTCGATTCCCCTTTTAGGAGAGTAAGCATGAACAACCTTACACAGAAACAAGAGCACTGCTTTAGGCTACTTAACGGAGTAGCCGACCCACTACTCAACGAGTTCGGATACGACGAGGTTTACTCGACTTCAGAGTATCGTCAGAACCCGTCAAAAGGTGGTCGGATGGTTACGCTCACAAAGAAAGAGGTGATGTTCGTAGGTCGGAAAGAGACGGTCAAGTACACCTTGTTTTCTGAGGTTCGCATGGACGTCGAGAGCGAGATCTTGAAGATCAGAGCAATCCTTGAGGGAGAGGGTCGAGTCCGTATCCGCACTAAGTGGGTTAAATCGACTCTTAACGACTCCGCGCCCTACATCAAGGGCATCGAGGAGGCTCTTTGGAAAGCCTTTAAGAGAGATCAACTTGAGTTGGACTGTACTTGAGGGGGGTGGCCGTGATGATAGATGTTAAGAAAGATCTCTACAGAGGAGGCTACTTCCGCATCCCCTACGCTAAAGACTTACCGCAAGGCGTTTCTTTGTGGGTCAAGCCTGAAGGAAGTTGGTGGGAGTACCCTGATTATCAAGAATATCTAGCGGTTTTTGTCCATGACATTGAGGGTCAGGGGGTCACCTATGGACTGAGCTTCTCTTACTTTCGAGCGCATAGAAACAAGGATATCAAGTCTTACTTAGGGGACAAGTCGGCGGAGAAGCTCAAGAACCTCAAGATAGAAGACGTGTGGGGCTGGAAAGAGAAAGCTACGCAGACTCTGAGAAAGAATAGTTTAAACAGATCCCCCGAGCTTCAAGTTTGACCGAATCCGTTTCGGACAGTTACACTTTAAGAAACCGACCACCTATAGGAGAAAGAAGATGGGCATCTCTATCATTGAAAGAGTGGAGGAGCGTCAACAGAGAGAGGTGGAGGAGGATCACAGGGTTTACCTTGAAATACCACCGCCACCGATAGAGCGCCCGAAGAAAGAAACCAAGCGCGAACCAAAGCGAGTGATCGAGATACAGCTTTAAGAATCAGGAGGAAACGATGAGTAGACGAAACAGCAGAGCAAGAAGAAAGAACCGTAAAGAGCGCCTAGAGGCTTTACGCCAAGCTAAGGCTGACTTTAACACTAAGTTCCCCGAGAGAGGCACTACGCCCACAGCTCTCATGCTCAACATGATCGCGCTCAAGTACGGTCGGGAGGAGGCGAGCGCAAGGCTCTCTGAAGCTACCGACCCACTTAAGTTCGACAATATCTTAATGAAGAAGAAAGCAGAGCTTCGCAAAGAGTTCTTTCGCAACGACAAATGGAGAGAGGGCGTTGAATCTCTTGACCACAGTGGTTGGGCGAAGCCTCAGATTAACTAGCAACCGCCAAGATGTCTGAGGTCTTGATAGGGCTTGTGCGATTCCAATCAAGAGGGTTGTTCCAATTGAAGCCGATGTCGAAAGAGCCACCTCGACCTCTAGAATAGAGGTCTTTCGCACTGCTCAGACTAATCTGAGTTGCCATATCTTTATCTACAGCGAAAGTGACTTTCCCTGTCTGCTCATACATAGCGAGAGGGTTTGTTGAGCTAGACCAAATGAAGCCGTCTTGCTCGAAGTGGTTTGAGATTCTGAGCGCGTCTGCCCATGAGACAGGGGCGAGGATTGCAAAGCTCTGCTCCTGAGTCGGTACGTCCGAGTTTTCCTCAAGCCATTGAGACTTGAGCTTAACAATCTTACTGACAGGGACGCCGAGAGAAAGAATCATCTGCCTGAGCTCTTCGTTTCTTTCTTTGTTCTGCTTGCGTGAGAACTGATTGCGGTAAGCTGAGACGATGAAGATACCTGACTGAGCATATCTTAAAAGCTTAGAGATCGGTAACCCCTTGGATGCTTCTTTCATAAGAAGCCCTTCAGCTCGATCTATCGCTGATGCAACTCTGTCTGTAGCTTGAATAATACGAAGAACCTGCTCCCTCATGTGGGGGTTTTGATGAGCGATTCTTATCATTTGATTTCTGTTCATGCGAAACTCCTTTTACGATATAAGACTAACCCACCGATTTTATAGAAAGGTTATTGAATAATGATCGTCATTCTCTCACCCACTGCTCAACTCGCATCAGACACCCTGAGCCTCGATAAACCTCCCTCTTTGACTGTAGAAGCTGAGTACGGCGCGTTCGTGTGCGAGGGAACTCGCTATACCGCTGCCCACCATCAGCCTGTGGGTTCAGACTATGTGGGGAGACACCTCCACCCCGAAGGCCGACCCGCGCCCTGTAATGATAAGAATATTCCTGTTCTCTCGGACGATGAGGTCGCTTTGATTTCCCACCTCGACCTCGACACTATCGGCGGTCTGATGAGAGCGACAGGTCTCTACAACTCGTCTTTCTCTGATCACAGTGATTTTTGGGACTTGGCTGAGAAATGCGATGTTGATGGAGTACACTCTCTCGATGAGAAAGACCCTTACTATTTCTGCTTGATGGGCATTCAGAAAGAAATCAAGGACACACGCCCTCAGTTCCCTAAAGACCACAACCTTGAGGTCAGTTCTTTCGTCAGTTCTATTTCTAACTACATTTCTGACGCCCTTTCTTCTCCCTTTGAGGGAAGCAACTATGAAAAGGGTTTAGGGTTTGTTCAGGGTGAGCGAGATCTGAATCTTAAGACCTTTCAGTACATGACACCCCTCTCGGTGGTGATCCGAAGATCGCCTGATGGAGACTTCTGCAACCACTTATACTCTGACCCTGATGGAGTAAGAGGTATCGCAGTTGTCACTTACAATGAGAAATGGAGATCAATCTCTGTAAGTCTCGCCGAACCCATTGAGGGTTTCTCATGTAGAGAAATTGTTCAAGAGCTTTGGGGAGATGAGGCAGGAGGCCATCAGGGTATTGCAGGTTCTCCGCGTGGAATCCCTATGAGCGAGGAGCAGTTTTACCAAGCTGTGAGCTACTTCACCGACCGCCTGATTCCTTGTCTCTACGAGCCTAGTCGTCAACATTAAGACAGGGTTCTAATAGGTGTGTAGGGACAACCCACGTTCTCTCGGGCTTACTCACCCCTAGCTCCGAGAGTAGCGTGAGGTAGGGGTTGTCCCTTAAGACAAAGCCTCTGATATTAAGCTCAGCCCCACCTACGTCAACAGTCCAAGAGGCTCTAGCCCCAAAACGAAATAAGCCCACACCACTTTTTCGGAAAGTGGTGTGGGCTTTTTTTGTTTCCCCCACGCTCAACTGAACATGACCCACATCTTCTGTCTCGGGCGCGTTCACGTCTAAGATTACCCCATAGATTTCATACGGGCTTAGAGGAAAAGCTCTTTTCTTACAGGACACGAGAAAGTTTCTTTCTTCCACTTGTAAGACTAAGACTTCCTCTAAAGATGAGGTCAGTAGTCTCTGCCCGACTTTGATCGCCATTGTCTCGGGTCATTCTGATGAGGAGGGAAATGCGGATATGGAGGCATATTCCACCCATACATGAACATATTCTTCGGAGCGCGAGGTCGGTTCTTTCTGTGAGGGTGGACGTTGAGATCCCACTTCCCTCTTTGATCGTTAATCTGACGCGGATTCAGACCATGAACACACCTCTTCGCGAGATCTCCATTGCTTAGTCCTCCATCATAAAGAGAGACAACTTGAACCTCGTAAGAGTATTCTTTCGCGAGATCAAAGTAGGGCGTTGCTTCCCACTGTTGTTTAAAGGTGTTGTGTACGACAATGACCTCAAGGCCATCTTCCATCATCTCTCTCGTTTCTGACTGACACCAAGCGTGGGATTCCTTGATCTTCTTAAAGTCGAAGTGATAGTTGCCCTCTTCGTCTAGAAAGAAATCGTCGGCGCACACCTCGCCTGAGTTGTCATTACCCGAAACGATTGTCTCAGCTAGAGTCGTCTTTCCCGACCCTGATAAGCCTCTGATTAGAATCACTTGTTTCATTTAAATCTGTCCTCGAAAATGTTTAAGATTTTTTCCGATAAGATGTCGAAGAGAAGCTCTACTTTGAGAAAGAAAAACAGGACGAAAGAGGGTTTGTGTACGGCGATTACTCTCGTAAACATTTCGTGCTGTTTTTCAGTCATTTTATGGATCTCATTCTGAACGGAGATGAGGTTGCCTTCTTCGTCTATGACGAGAAACACCAGGCTCGCCTCTTCAATGTCTTTCTCATTCATGATCATAGTCCTCTTTGTTGGGGAGTTTTCTCTAAGAGCACTATAACCACTTTACCGATTCTTATCCGCGTTTGAAGTGGTGATAGTCTCTTTATGGAGTTGGTTGAATAGAACCTATCTTGAAATAAGAAAGCGAGGGGCGCTGTATGTCCAATCTTAAGAAAGAAGCGGCTACGAACCGCGAAAACTACATAACCGCCATTAGGTTGATCGAAGATGCCATTGAATACCGCATGATTGACTCAATCGAGTCGGCATACGCTCTCCTTGAGAAAGGTGTCACAGGCGAAAACACTCTTAGATTAGAGGTTGGTCTGAACAAGGCTCAGATCAAATCTCTCAAGAGTATGCCCAAGCCTACCAAAGTTGATCAGAATCAGCAGAAGAGAATGGTGCTTATCGTCAAGTCTCTTAAAGTTTACTACGATGCGATTGTTGCTTCACACAACAACCCTGACCCATCTCTTTCTGAGGCGGTTTCTGATCTTCAAGATAGCATTAAGAAGCTCGACGTACAGCACAACGTGTTTTTCGATGTTCAAAGAGACCTCATCAGCGCCATTAGTAACAACAGCGCGAGAACACAGATCAGTCGCCTCCTCAAGACCGTCAGAGGAAATCTGAACAATGTGAGAGAAATCGCATACGCTGCGAGGGCAACTCATGTGACGCTCAATAAGATTAAAAACACTGATCTTCAAGAGGTCAAAGACGTTTTCGACAACGCTAGGGTGAAAGAGCTTCGCTCATTGACCGATGCGCCAACTTTAACAGATATCGTTAACGTCAGCACTAAGACTCCTCCCGATGGAAGGTCTAAAGCCTTAATCAAGTCCATGCAGAAAGTAGCCGAAGCGTATGGCTCTCCTGCGAAGACTGCGAGCGAATCTGCCGAGGTTCGGGGTCTACTTAAGTCTCTCAAAGAGAATAGGGAAAGCGGAGCTTCTCTCCCCGAGATTCTTAGAGAGCAGAACAACCTTATCGAAGAGGCGCAGACTGAGGGCAATCTAGATAGCTCTATCGTAGAGGTTATCAAGGTCTTGAATGAGGCTAAGGTTCTCGTCACAGACGCTGAGCATAAAACTGATATCGGTGGCGATCTAGGTCTTACGAGAGAGCAAGAGGACGCGATGCTTTCTGACGGGATGACTATCATTTCTGCGGGCGCGGGATCAGGTAAGACCCGTGTTCTCTCAGGTAAGGTAGCTCACCTCATCAAAGACAAGGGAGCAGACCCTTACTCTATCCTTGCTTGTTCTTTCTCTAGGAAGTCTGCTAGTGACCTTAAGAAAAAGATCGAGGACGCCGTAGGTAGATCACTCAAGAACATTGAGTACACTACGATTGGGCGCACCACTCACTCAATTGCGATTGAGTTTATCAACCGCTTTGACCCTTCTGCGGGAGTTAAGAAAATAGTTGATGAGTACGATCTTCTTTCTTTCGTACAGAGAGCAGTTAAGCTCGCGAAAGACACGCCCAATTCAGGCTCAAGACCTAAGAGTGATAGCTTTTGGTCTGAGAAGATGACTCCAATGAGTGCGAGTGCAGAAAGAGACGACATCCGTGTTCTTTCTATGATCTACACCGTTGAGAATTGGCGTGAGGAGAAAGGATACGAGAAAGAAAACGTGTCTTCTGTCGTCTTGGGTATTAGAGAGAGCTATAAGAAAAACGGAGTAGGGAGCGTAACTACCGAGAACGTCAGCCTCATTGACTCTATCTTGAAAACGTCGAGAGGCGAGAAAATCTTGGCGAGAGCTTTCGGCGGAAACCAAGAGAAAATCGACTCTTATTCTTTCCCTAGTGCAGTGGAGAAGAAAGGAAAGAAAGCATCTACTGAGTCTGCTTGGTGGGGCATCATGGGGATGGGAAGTCAAGGGGCTGAGATTAAGATCCCTTCAGCTAAGAAATGTCAGCTCTTCATTACTAAATGTAAGGCGCGTATGCTATCCCCTTCTGAGGCTTGGGTAAAAGTCTCAGGTAAGGGTGATCTCTTTGAGATGCAAGCGAGAGTCTATGGTGCTTATCAGCATCTCTTAAACATTGACGACCGAATGGACTTCGACGATGTTCTGATCAAAGCTACGAGGCTTCTTTCTTATAAGAAAAACCTTGATGAGATCCGCGCTCAATACAAGCACATCATTGTTGACGAAGCTCAAGACTTGAACCTTGTCCAGCACGCTTTCTTCGGCATGATTGCGGGAACATACTCAGCTAAGGGTTCTAACTCTAAGCCTGTTCCTGTGAAAGCCCCTGTAGCGACTCAGGGTACGAGCTTCACTCTCATCGGCGATGAGAATCAGAGTATCTACGGCTTCCGAGGCGCGACCTCACAAGAGTTCACGAGTAAGTCTAAGACTAATCAAGGCTCTTTCGATCTTATGTCTATCGGGCTTAACTTCCGCTCAGGTGAGAACATTGTCAGCGCAGCCAACCGACTCGCGAGTAAGGGTCTAGGGCTTTCTTGCGTCGCTTCTTTCAAGGGTAGTCAAGACTCTATTAAGCACGAAAGAAAGAAGAACGCGAATGAGTCTGCTCGTAGCCTCGCTTCAGACATTAAGACAGCTATCACTAGTAGTGTTCAGACGAGCACACCTAGCGATTTCGGTATCGCTTGCCGAACCAACGCTGAGGTCATCCCATACGCCCTCGCTTTACTTGAGCAAGACATCCCTTTCGTATCAGGCGTAGATCCCTTCAACCACACCTCTACAAAGTCAATCATCAGAGTAATGGGCGCGTCAAGCTCAGACGTTTCTCTCAGAATGAGTGCTCTCTTCAACTCATGGAGAGATTTCGGGTACGACTTCCCAAGCTCTTTCAACGGAAAGACGCTCGGAAAAGTGGCTGACTCTTTTAAAGTAAAAGTTGAAGATCTGCCTGATCATATCATGGATCAAGTTGACGAGGGTCAAGAAGATAACTTCTACACCCTTTTAGAAGCTCTTGGCATTGATTCTAAAGATAAGAAGAAGAACGAGATTTTTAAGTATTTGGAGATGCTTGCTCATTGGGGTGGTGAGGGTACGGCTAGACCTAAAGAGGCTTTCGACATCGCTCTCGGATATAAGCCCATCTATGAGGGAGACGAAGACTTCTATGTAGAAGGACCTAATGGAAAGAAACTCCATGAAATCCTCGCTTCAAAGGTGAAGGCTTCTGACACGGAGTACCTTAGCAAGATGGTTTCTGACGGAGGTGGTGAAATTGAGCCGAGCGTCGAATCTGAAGGCGACAGTCAAGGCGACCCTGAAGAGTACAACCTTGCTCCTCTCCCTTCTCTGCGATCTCTCTTCAATAAGCATGAGAGCGTCCAAGAAGCTCTTGATAAGATTAAGGTCATGAAGAGCAAGGCTAAGAGAGGGTTCGCCAAGAGCGATGAGGATGCTGTTGTCCTCGACACCGTTCACGGTTGGAAGGGTCTTGAAGTTCCGAACCTTTACGTCCCGATGATCGAAGGCAAGTTCCCCTCAGACAAAGTGGATTTCGACCCTATCATCCACGCTAACGAAGCTCAGGCTCAGGCTGATAAAGCAGAACAAGAGCAGAAGCTCGCCTACGTCGCAGTCACTCGCGGTATGAAGAGCGTCACGGTTCTTTCTTACGAGCAGAATGAAAAGGGAGAGGAGCTTGAGCCTTCAGAGTTCATCGGGAAGATGGGTCTTGATTGTGGCTCTAAGACGGGTTCAACGAAGCTCGCGACAGCCCTTGAGATTCTTTCAGAGGATGTCACCATCGAGGATGACGATATGACTGACGCAGAGATCGACGAGGCGCTCAGCCTCTACTGAGATCATTGTCTCTGACAGGAGCTTTTCTTAAGCTCTAAAGGGGGGCTTGTTGGGTGGTCTTTTAGAAATGCCTAGCAAGCCCCCCTTTCTCGTTTTATCGGTCGTCTCCTGAGCCACCTAGAACTTCCCTGTTCTTTCGGCTGATGAGCTTATCCATGTTCAGCTCCGCTACTTCAGAAAGAGAACCGCCGAGCTCATCTACGAAGCGAGCGCAGTACCAAAGGACATCACCGATTTCCTTTACCATTTGAGATCGGGTTGTGGGGCTCACTTGACCGTCTTCATCTCGGATGATCTTCTTAAGTTTCCCCGCTACTTCACCCGCTTCAGATGCGAGCCCTAAACACAGATACTCAAGGGCTCTGCTTTGAGGGTAGATAGCGGTTTGCTTAGTGAAATCTTGATACTCATTGAAAGTAATATCTGAGTAGACGGAGGCGTTGACTTCGTTGAGATAGTCAAAGACGGCGCGCTCTTTCTCTTCTTCTGTCATGTCATTCTTAGTGACGAGAAACTCGATCTCTTCCCTAGAGACGATGATCGTTTTCCCATCCTCATTAAAGGCGTACTTCAAAGCGAATCTTCTTTCTCAATCTTAGTGAGTACACACTCATCTTCAGTCTCGTAGTAAGGCGATCCGTCCATGAACTGAGCAGTCCAATCATGGAAGCGATCTCCCCATGAATCGGGTAAGAAAGGGATGAGTGGGTGTGCGATGCAGTTATGGATCACAGAGCCGAGCCAATATCTCATACAAGATCCTCTAACAGACCCTCGTCTTCGCTCTCTTCGTCTTTCTCTGAGAGGTCGGGACGCCAATGTCCGTTACGCTCAACCTCAGAAGAGAAATAAGAGATATCAGGAGTCGTGAGGTGATATTTCATCTCGCCCGACTTCTGATCTTCCTCGCCTCCGATAAAGCAGAGCTGATGGTCGAGGAGGGAGTTTTTCTGAACGTCGTCAAGCTGATTCCAAGTGTCAGCGGCAAGCTCAATCACGAACTGATACTCGCGCTCACCGAGAAGAGAAATAAGGGAAGGTGCTTTGGAGGTCTTACCGAGTACGGGCTGACCGCCCTTTCGGGACGCTTTCTCTTTGAAGATCACGATGATGTCGTCGCAGATATCTACGAGATGAGGGTGTGCTTGACCGATAAGATTTCTGATTTGCTCTTGGACTTGATCGCCCGCTTTCCATCTATCCATTGTGATGGCTCTCCTGATTTTCTGAGAGGTAGGTGATACCTCTCGATGGGTTATGGATGAGGGGGTATTTCTTTCCCCCGATGATAATGATGCACCCTAGTAAGCTAGGGTTTTTAGGTACGACAGCGTTGCCAACTTTTCGGGTTTCAGAGATACCTAGAGAAAGCATCCTTTGCCCCGCTGTGTTACTACATATCTGAATGATGCCCCACTGCTCTTCAGTTCCTCGATTTTTTATCATGCGCTCCATCTCTGAAAGAATATCCTCTACGGAGCACTCAATCCCCCAAGAAAGAATCGTACCTCTGACTGAAGGTGCTTCTACCCACTTAAGAAGATCAGACCCTTCTTTGGGGTTTCCCACGAGGTAAGGGAAAGACTTTTCAGGCACAGGCATTTCGAGCATGAGGGGAGTCTTATCTTTCTTCATCTGTATGATCTCTAGGATCTGAGGGTTCATCATCTTCATTTCTTTCTTCAGAGTTTATGTCAACACCCGCGAGAACCCAAAGAAGGGCAGCGATATCAGGATACTTCGATGCTATGATACCCATGTCACCACTATTTAAGAGTTCATCGACCTCTGCCTGAACTTCACCCTTGCTCTTTCTAGGTTGAAAGAACGGACAGGTGTTCGGAACGCTCGCGTCACAGATCATCCCCTCCCACTCATCGGGTTTATCTGAATCCATGAGGCACACATGGAAAAGAGGTTCGGAAGCACTACCTCTCACGACACCACTGTGCTTACAGTTACAGGGCTTCTTTGAGGTAGCTTTCCGCATCTCTTTCTGAGTGATGCGGTGTTTCACTTGCTTGAGCTTGTGTTTGATCTTTCCTTCAGATTTCATAGCTCAACTCATCTCGGTGAACACCGCTCCGTTTTTCGTAGCTTTGACCTTGTATGATCGGTCAGCACTATCGGCTAGAGAGGTGTTGTGGGAAACACATAATATATCCATGTCCAATCTTGAACATAGAGCCTTTAAGAAATCGACGAGGAGTTCCACGCGATTCTCATCTACGGCGGGGAAAGTCTCATCGAGAACGAGGACAGGTCTAAGACCTCTCTTAAGTAAGAGCGAGACGCGCAACAGGAGGCTCTGTACTGTACTCACAGCGCCTCCAAATGTGTCAAGCCCCTCTCCCTCTACTTCGATACCATCCTTGCCCTTAACGACCGTTTTAAGACGGACAGAGACTTTTCCTCTGATCTTTGTGATCTCAGCTACCTGACTGATATCTTGCTCAGGGAAGATTGCTTTCAACCCCTCATCAAGTAGTGCGATATACGTCTTAACACCCTCCTCGACTTCTTTCTCTGCGAGGAGGTCAAGCACTCCCTGTGCTTGTTGTTTGACATCTAAGTCTGACTCAAGGATCGCGATCTCAAGATCGAGGTTATTGACTTTCTTCTGCTCTGTTTCTTGAAGGGTCTTTACCTTAAGAAAGCGTTCCTTGAGTGTATACATTAGCTTATAACATCCAACCTAAGATTGACACGATTTCGACACCGCTAGAGGTCGATTGCTTGAAGAGCATATAACCGCGCTTCTCTCCCTCTCGGTTACAGCCGAATGTGATTATATCGGAAGTCACATCTAGGCTTCGCTTCATGTAGCTCAGATTAAAGTGGAAAGAGTCAATGTCCTCTCCCTCTGTCTCGCCTTTCTTATCCTCAAGCAGACGTGAGGCATACAGGCGCTCCTCGATGTCTTCAATCGTGTTGAGGTCAAAGTCATCTGTAAGCTCCACGCTCAGACTAACAGGGTCGAGGTTATACGAGATTACACTGCGTCCGTTGTAGGCATCCATCTCTAGGCGAGGGGGAGAAAGAGTCTCGGCCTCCGCGTCAATGAGCTTTACTTTCATGTTGGAACCATCAGCGCCCGAAGAAAGAAACTTAAGCGCGTTGGAGAAGTCAGCCTTCTTAATACGCCATACACGGCGAGGTGTCCAATCAAACGCATCCATGTATTTCTGAGTGATAACTGTAGGCATGTCAAATGGTACATCCATAAGACCGAAGATTGCCCCGTCCTCAGCTTTGAGAAACACTGCCTTGTCTGACTTAGAAACCTCAACAGAGTGACCCTCATGAGCCTTTAAGAACTTGACTGCGGGAGACACGTCCTTGAGGTGGAACTTGACTTCTAGGTCTTTGAAGCCCTCAGACTTAGCCATAGAAAGACCAAACCCATCACACGAGAAAGCCATACCATCTTTGACGTAGACCTGAGCGAGCTCAGGGCGTCGAGCCTCATCGGTAGACGCGAAAGGCTTAGAGATGAGGAGAGTGTCATGGAGCACACCTGAAGGGACTTCAGACTGCTTCTGAGCGTCCTTGAGCATATCTCTCCAAGGGGGAAACACTGTAGGATCGAGACTAGACAGATCGACAGTTCCCTTGTCGGAGACGATAGAAACCTGACCCTCTGAAATAGAGATAGAAAGAAGACCTTCTACTGCATCAATCGCTTGAAGCACGCGCTTACCTTCAATAGTAAATGCTTGAAAGGCGCTCTCTGTCTCACCATCGTCATTCTCAACCTCATCGACTTTTGCTCCCTTGAGCGGAATAGAGGAGTAAATGCGCGGTGGGTTACACGCAGAAACGAAAACTTCGCCACTCACGCTTTCAAATAAGAAATGTGAGGTGATGTCAGGCCCGCTTCCGAGCGTCGCCTGTGCGATTGAAAGAGTTTCCTTCAAGTCATTCTTAGATATCTTCATCATAGGTTTCTAATCCTGTCTTCTATGGTGGTGATGATTTCTTCAGCTTCTTCAAGCTCTTGTTTAAATTTAGCGAGTGCGAGGTCGCGCTCTGATCTCAGGCGCTCTATTTCAGCGTCTAGGTCTGAGGGGTCAAGACCCATTTCAGAAAGGCGAGTGTCGATCTCTCCGAGAGCAGATTTGGCAGACTCTAGCTTACCGCTGAGTTTGGCTTTACGGCTCTCGATTTCGTCTCGTCTTTCTACTAGGTCTTGGACTGTAGGTTCAGACATAAGTCTTTCCTTTCTCCGAGATTAGGGGAGCTAGGATATATCAGAAAATAAGGAGGGCTGAGCTTATTTTTTCACACCAAAAGACAGATCTAAGAATCCTGTTTCTCCCCTGTCTTTAAGTGGGTCGGGTGTGCTTGTTCTTCTTAACCCTCTCTTGGCTGCGTTTCTTTGCTTTTGGGCTTGGCGCTCTTCGCATACAGACTCGTAGACACACATTGTGCAGTGCTTCGGGACAGGGTTGGGCTCGAACACACCTCTGTGGATCGCCTTGCTTGTCTCTACCGCTTCTTTCGCGAGTCTCTTAATGTCGCTGATATCGCAGTCTACCTCAATGAACCCTGTCCAATCCTCTCTGTATTTCTCATCAACGTGGCTGAGGTTTCCAGGTGGATTGTCTGAAGGATATCGAAAGTAAAAGAAACCGAGACGATGAGGCATCTGACCATACTGTAAACGGAAACAGAGCGCATACCACCTGAGCTGATCCTCATCCTCATATTTCCCTGGCGTTGAGGCGTTCTTTCCATCAAGAATATGGATTTGATCTTGTTTGTCTCGATACACAAGATCCGCGATCCCTGACGCATTGAAATACTTGTTCACTGAGGGTGTCATCTTAAGCTCTGACTTGTTCCACACTCCGAGCAAGCGGTTCTCTTTCATTATTCTGAGGTAGTTGAGCGCACCTTTCACGCAGATGTCGATGCAGTCTTCTCGCGTCATGTACGTCCACAGACAGTAGCGCCTCTGTTCCTCAAAAACGAACTCTTTCCGAGCGATCTCCTCAACCTTTTGAGGGAGATTCTTAGGTTCTTTCCAAAGCTCATGGTTATAAAGGTCTTCAACCACCTTAGAAAGCACACTACCCATCAATAGGTGATGCTCAGACTGTCTCTGATCTTCAGGGGGGAGTGGCTTTCGCTTTCCTTGTCCAGCTCCGAGATCATGGAGTGGGTGACCCTTATGCCAAAGGAACTTCTGAGGACATTCCCTCATCATCTTAACGTGTGACCAATATAGGTTCTTCATCTCGTCGTCCTGATTCAAATCTGTTACCTCCTACAATACCGAATCTAGGACTACTCATATCGGAACAAGGTAAGACAGATCAGTAAATCCTCCCTCTTGAGCTGACTAGGAGTGGGAAAGGATCAAAGCAGTCTTGGTCTGAGTGGTACAGATCTTCACATAGGAGGAGGTCAGTTACTCTGACTTCAATGTGCTTCGTAGTGGGGCTGTGTTCTTTCCCAAGAAAGTCTCTCATCTCTTTGACAGAGATGCCCACCCGTAGTGCTTCTTCCTTTAGCTCATTCTTAGACAAATAGCGAGGGTGTTCGTAGTTGGGGTGAGACTTGAGACGTACCGACTTGATCTTGAAGAATAAGAAGATCTTAGTGTGCGTGAGAAACAGTCCTTCAAGACCGCCTCCAATAAAGCGACCCACCGAAAAGAAAACAGGCTCGTCGAGGTCTGCTACAGGCATAAGGTTCGTAGCGACGAAGCCTGATAACTCTGAGGACGCGGTGTCCACTTGCTGATTAACTCCTCTGAGCAAAGCCCTTAGCTTTTTTTTCTTTCTGTCATAGCGCCACGCTCTGATGTCATCGGTGTAGTCAACTAGATTCGGCTCTAAGAAGCAGAAGGTTTTGAGAGGTAGGCTTGCCCTGTCTCTCTTTAAGGCTTTCAGGCGAACCTTATACTCGCGAGTGGTCTTGTATCGAGCTCTGCTGACCTCAGTAATGGGGTCATTGTCTTGAGGCTTGTAACTGAAGACATCACTATTTCTTAGTGCCTCTAGACCTTCCCACAAGCATCTCTTCTGATTAAAGGAGCTGATGCACTTGGGAAAGAACCTCTGATAGCTCGCCTTGCACTCTTCGAGCCTCTTCTCAAAAGCATGGGCGTTCAAAGGGATAGAAACCAATATTAAGAAAGTAAATAGATTCTTCATTTCGCTGTCTCCTCCAAGTAAGATATGACCTTCTCCCTCACTTCATTTGAGAGAGACATTCCGCTGACCTTATCAATGAGCGTCATGCCCGACCAACCTGATGTAGCTACAGCCTTCATCTTCTCAACAATCTCTATCATGCGATCTGAGTCCTCATTCTCTCTCACCGCTTCCTCTATCTTAAAAGCATCCTTTGTATCCCTCACGGGTACGTTGTGGCGCGTGAATCTGATCCCTTCTTTCGTGGCTTCAACCTCTACTACACAAGGCTTCCGATCTAAGTCGTCTAGGTGGAGCGACCCTCTCGTTAAAGAACCCACATTGACTACTGTAGAGCCGTTCTTAAGAGTCTTTATGCCCTGATCCTTATGCCAATGACCAAAGAACCAACCATCAACTCCCTGTATGGAGTTCAGAAAGTCATACCCGATGATATCCTCACCCTCAAACATCGAGCCTGTCTTTCCGCGCCTCGCTAGAAGATGACAAGCCACGAGCAAGTAGTCCTCATCTTTCTTAGTGATAGATGAGAGCCTATCGAAGTCATACTCCACCCCATGATAAGGGATTCCGACCACTCTGACTTTGACTCCATCACCCTCTAAGATTATTTCTTTCTCGTCTCCGAACTGCTTGAACACACCCGAAGAGAAGAGGACACCTAGAGGTTGCTCAGGTAGGTAGTCGATGTTGCCATACTTAACATCATGATTCCCAACGAGCGCATAGACAGGACAGGGGTATTCTGAGTGAGTCTCACAGCTCTTTCTAACAAGGTTGTGGGAGTTTTTAGCGGGCGACTTAACGTCGAAGAAATCGCCCCCATCAATCACAGCGTCAGCTCCTATCTCTTTCGCTTTCTCTCCAACCCATTTGAGTTTCTTAACCACATCGGCGCACCAATCTCCTGTGCGTCGGCGCGGTGTCCTATCTCCCATATGAACATCTGTTCGCCACACTAGCTTAGGCATGAGTCTCCCTCTCTCAGACAGACAGGGCAGATGCCCTCTGTAATCTTCTTCTGAACCATTGTTCTTTCCTTTCCGAGAGTCCGAATCTCTTTCTCAACGAGGACGATACCCCAACCGAGCTTCTTCTTTCTCTCTAGCATATTGATCGTCTCAGAGTGGTCCTCCATCGGGATCAGCTCAGGTGCTTTTGCTATATCGGAAAGCACCCCTACTGCGCGACTGAGCTTGACCCTTCGAGCCCTTAGCCTCTCTATCTCTGAGGTGTCTCTCACGTTTGGAGTCACAGGAGCGGAGTAACTATCGAGTCCGACCTCAATGATTAAGATAAGGTTCTCTATCTTGTTTTTCTTTCTTCTCGCGGTTACGGCTTCATCTAGGTGACTGAACTTCGATTGGTCGAGCTTAGGTAAAGTCACGCGATCTGCTTCAGAAAGAGCGTCGATGATCGAGGTGATCTTGGCTCTTTTTTCTGCGAGCTTCTCCGCTTTAAGAAGAAGAGCCTCAGTCTCGTTCTTTCTCTGCTCAGCTTGCTCGTAAGAAAGGACTTTGGAGTAGTCAAAACCCACATAGGCATTGAGGTTACTCTGAGCTTGCGTTAGGTCTTCTCTCTTGACCTTCATTCTCGACTTGATATCTCGGACTTCTGATCGCGCTTTTGCAGATGCTTTCTCAAGCTGTTGGATCACATTAACATCAGAGAGCGCAGAGGACAGTGCGCTTGGAGGGAGGTCTAAGAGAAAGATGTTTTGAAACTGCTTCGCGATCTGAGGGTACAGCTCTTTCCCATCGACCTCTACACCGCTGACACCTAGACTCTTAACTTCGTCAGGGACACCCGATCCAACCTTAGCGATCTCTTTCCCATTTACAACATACCGATTGACCTTCTTGCCCTTCTCCCATAGGACTTCATTCCCATCTTCAAAGGAGACGCACACAGAAGAATGAGACTCGCCATTCCTCACATGAGCATTACCTCTAAGATTCGTGAACACCCCATTGAAAGCGCGAGCGAGAGCCGACTTTCCGATGCTGTTCTCACCTGTGATCACAGTGAGTCCTTTAACCTCTATCTCTGTGTTCTTGATAGACTGAAAGTTCTCTACTTTGATCTTCATGGTTTCTCTCTTTCTTAGAGTGGGTGAGGCAACTTGCGACGCCTTCTTCTTAAGCTCATCCACTTATGAACACTAATATCAGCCGATCTGCAAGAGGACTTAGAAAATACACCTCTCTTCAGAAAGTCTCGGTAGTGTTCTTTCTCGCCCACGAAAAAAAGGCGCTCACGGCTGTCTCTACATGCATACAAAGTTACCTTTTCATCAGGCTTCGCTTTATACGCATTAACGATCATCGTGAAGATGAGAAGGATCAATAAGAAATACGCTTTCACAAATCCCCTAGAAGATCGTCATCCTCATCGCCTCCGAGATTTGCGAGATCCTCAAGGCTCGGCGCTTCTTCGCTCTTCGCTTTCTTCGGGTCAGCGAGGAACGGCTTAACTTGAGCGAAAATCTGAGAGACGTGATCGTCGGTGAGCATATCCTTGAAAGAGTTAAGACCTTGACCTCGAACCTCACCCTCACTCCCCGTCCAAGAGAACCAAGATCCCTTCTTGCTTACCACGCCTGTCTTAACGCCAAGCTCAAGGACAGTACGGACGTTATCGACACCTTCTCCCGACATCAGATAGAAATCAACTTCCTTGTGCGCCGAGTCAGAAACCTTGCACTTGTCGAGCTTCGCCCTCACCGCAGTACCGAGTACGGTTTCCACGACCTTTCCTTGCATACCGTCCCACTGTTTTCCTTTCTCTTTTCCGACTACGCGAAGCATAATCTGAAGGGTCGAGTAGAACGTCCAAGCCTTACCACCTTGAGGGATCTTCTTAGGGCCTGCGAAGGACATTCCCCCGATGGACTCACGGAGCTGAGAAATGCCTATTATTGCAGTCTCAGAGGATTTGATCTTACTCTTGATCTTAGGGAGGTAGGTGCTCCAAAGACGAGCGTTAAGACCTACGGGCGTAGGGCCATCGTCATTCTTTTCAAAGACGGCTTTCGGAACAGCCGCGCCCACAGAGTCGATGACGATGAGGTCTACTCCCGCATCAGTCATGGTAAAGATGTAGCGCAGTCCCGCCTCAAGAGTATCAGGCTGAATCAGGAGAAACTTGGAGGGGTCAGAAACAGGAACACCTAAGACTGAGGCGTATCTATGGTCAACTTCGTGCTCCCAATCAATATAAACACAAGTACCGCCCTCCGCGCACACCTGAGCGGCAGTCTGAAGCGCGATTGTAGTCTTTCCCGCACCCGCCAAGCCGTAAAGGTTTGTGATATTTCCTTTCGGTATTCCTGGACATGGGCGCACTCCATGTTCGTTCTCTTTCCCCCCGATGAGATAATCGAGAGCTACTGACCCTGTTGAAACGTGAGGTCTGCTTTCTTTAAGACTGTTTGGGTCGAGAGAAACAACATGATCCTCTTTCAAAACGCCTGCTACGACTTTTGCCGCCGCCATTAAATCTGTCTTTCTCTTTCCTTTAGCCATGTTCTCGGCTTCCTTTCCTCTTAGGGATCAAAGGTGACACACCCTTATATCAGAGTCGTGAGGGCGCACACCGAATAAAAAACTTAATCTTCAGACCAACGGAAATATCTGTCGTTTTCCTTGTAGGTTATGCCTTTCCTTTTGGTCTTGCCCGCCTTCTTTCCGCGCACATATTTCTCATAATCAGTGAATTGCCTACGCTCTAAGTCTGAGAGATCATCTCGGGTGATCGTACCCTCGGTCAGTTGCCAAAACCGACCCGCAGTGCGCCCGACCCAATAAGCGTCTGCTTGGTGGTGATTCCACCTCTTCGCGCCCTGACCCTCAGTGGCTTCCTTAACCGCGTCCACCATGTCTCCTTTCTGCATCTTCCACCCTTTCGGTCGATTTAAGAAAGAAGCGGCGTGAGCTTTGACTTGATTGGGCGACAAGTACACCGTGTCACACTTCTCTAGCATGAGAGCTTCGTTAGAGTAGAGAAAGAGTCCGTACATACCCTCAGAGTAAAGGTCGTTGAAGATGGGTGACTCGATACCTACTCTGAGCGTCTTATCAGGGTGATCTGCTCGTACTTTCTGAACGACTTCTCGCAGACCTTCTCTGAGAAAGACATACCTCTCAACGAAGACCATGCTCGCTTCTGTAGACATCATTCCTTTGTCTAAGAAGATGCCGTCATCTTCCATGAGAACCCACCCGAAGTTTCGGAGAGAGGGGTCTAATCCAAGTATCATATGTAATCTCCTTTCGATAAGTCTTACATCCACATACTGTGTGTATACTAACTAAGGAGGCTATTTGATGTGTTTTTTATTCTTACTTTTTATCTCTCTGCTCCCTCTGTTCTTCTCAGTGAAAATAGAGAGTCCTGAGTACAAAGCAGAGCGATGGTACGAGAGATATTAGAAGAGGTCGAAGATGGAAAGAGTCCTCCCCTCTTTCTCTTCGGTCTTTCCTACCTCTGCTTCAGAGTTAACCTCAGTGCCTATGGGCATCCAATACCGAATACGCGCCTCGCAGATTTTAGCGTACTCAGGCTGAAGCTCTATCCCCACAAAGCAATGCCCTAAACGAGACATCGCAATGCCTGTCGTACCCGAGCCTAAGAATGGGTCTACAACAGTGGAGTTGGGTGGGGTGTCTCTAGCGCACCACTCCATGATAGAAATGGGCTTCACTGTAGGATGTGTGTTAGCTCGCGCCCCCTCTTTCTCAGGTGTTAATCCCGATTCTCTTTCTGAACGGCTCGCTTTTGACGTGTAATAAAAGCTCTCAGCGTCTTCTGCTACAAAGATTGCATCTCGAACCTCACATCCAATGTCCTCTAACTCTATGACACCCTTATGTCCGATTAGGGTGTCTTCGCTTGGGATTAGCACGATGTGGGCGCCAGGTTTAAGTATTGAGAAAATAAGCTCCGCCTCTTTCTCAGTGGGTTCGGAAAGTAATATTAATCCATGAACAGAGGGCTTATAGGTTGGGATTATCCCACTGTTGTCTAGATACTTATCATAGTCTATTTCTGAAGGCTTTGAGACGAGAACTAAAGCGTCCTCAATCGGAGGGGTTATCATCGCTAGGAAATAGTCGATCATTTCTTTCATGGGTCTTCCTCTGTGGTAGGCAGTGCTTCGAGTGAGATGCCATTATTCTTGAGATATTCAAGACCCTCTATGTGATCTCCCGAAGATAGGTTGGGGGCGAATAGTTTCTCAATACCAGCATGATGTATCGCTTTCGCGCACATCAGGCATGGGTCGCAGTTGGCGATAAGCCATTTTCCAAGTGTAGATTGCCCTACCCTTGAAGCATTAAGTATTGCGTTCATTTCTGCGTGGTGACATCCGACATCGTTTCTCGTCCCGCTCGGGATAGCCATCTCTTCGCGTTCACAGAGATACTCCCCACCGCAGTATCTTTTGTCTGATCCTCTAGGAGTGCCGTTGTAACCCTCGCTGATTACCACATTAGTCTGAGGGTCAATGATAAGAGCACCCACTTTCCTACGAGGGCATGGAGAGTTTGAGGATATCAAATCGCACTGAGCGACTCTTACTCTAAGATGCTTAGGGTTCATTGTTTTCTGCGCTCAATTTCTCTCTGTAGATACCAAACGGCTTTACTGAGGTCTTCAGTGGCTTTCTCTGAAGGTTTCTTTCCCGCTCTCAAGATGTACTTGACCGCAGACCCTAAAGAAAAGTTGAGGCGGAAAGCCTCTATCACGTCGATGGCTTCGATGCGCTCACTCTGATAGTGGTCAGGGTGGTCTACTTTCTCGTACTCTTTACTCATGTTTTTCTTTCTTAATCCCTACACACACAGGCTCCCATGAGGGTTTGAGCGCAGTCCCCCAACCTTCCCAAGTCTTTGCCTCTTCTGTGACGAGAGCTCTCACAGGTAAGTCTACTACTTTCTGAACAATACCCACAGCGCCTCTTCCGATCCCTCCGTAGCCTTGAGAGTCTTCCACTGAAACCCCCTTAGAGTAACCGACTATATCACCTTCTACACCCGCTCTCTTTTCAAACTGTTTCGAGAGGCTATGTGACTTTGGGAAGCCTGATCCGTAAGTCCATGCTTCTACCCGTAACTCTGAGAAGCCTATTTCTTCCATCATCGCTATCAGATGATGGAAAGTCCTTGTGCCTGAGAAAGCCTTGAGGACTCCACTTGACTTAAGAACTCTGTGGGCTTCAGTTAGCCAAGCTCTATGCCATTCTCTCTGCTGACTACCGTCACCGATGTCATCCCATCCTTTAGACATAAACTTAAGTCCATAAGGAGGGTCGCAGATGATTGCGTCAACTGAGTTATCTTCTAGGTCTTTGAGGCGATCTACACAATCACCTATCTTTATTTCTATCATTGGTCATTATCTTTCTTGAACTGCTTAAAAAAATTTGACCCTTCACATTTGATATTACTAGTTAAGAAGAAGTTAGCAGGCCATCTGCCCTTTTCTTTATACATCTGTATGTCAGAACCAACTTGCGCGACATGACCAGACCACCCGCTCTCTTTGTAGGAAGCTGTTTGCTGTCTTTGTCGGGCTTTGAAATTGATGCTTTCGTTATCATCAAAAGAAACTCTAGTGGCATCTATATTAATCGCCCCACATCCATGTTTAAGGGTGTTTTCAGCTACTGTCCCCTCTAAGGGTTTTCTAAGTAATGTGATGATCATTTCTTAATCCTTATACATAGAGGATCACAGATGATTGCGCCCACAGAGTTATCCTCTAGACCCTTGAGTCTTTCTGTGCCGTTATCTATCTTTATTTCTATCATTTACTTCCCCTTAATAATCTTAGCAACTGAACAAAGCGTGGTGGCTACTGAAAAGCTTTTCCGAACCAACGAGAGAGCTCTTTCTGTCGGGAATGGATCTCTTAATCGAGGAGAAAGAGATTTAGCACTCTCTAGGTTAGCGATGTTGTTGTTGAGCGCGACTACTCTAAGCGGAGCTAACAAAGCTCGGTCAACAATAGGGTGTACCCCCTGTATTTCTGAAAGAATTGGGATAACACCCTCCACGCAACCTCCTTGTAACATCATACCCATAGAGGTGATCGCCTTTTCTGCCTTATTCCTATTCACGCGCCCCTCTGCTTCAGTCACCCCTCCCACTTTCAAGCGAATAAGAGTTCCTCCGAGCATGGACGCCCTCTTTCTCCACAAGTCCCTTGTGTGCGCGTGAGGTGACTGACTCGCCTCATGTAGAAGCTGACTGATTCTCTGCGCGGTGCATTCAGCGTGATCATCATAAGGTTCTATGATGATCTCATTAGGCTTGAGAGTTACTTCTCTCGCTGAGCCGTACATCTCTAAGCCGTATTCAGAGTATACCATAGGGTCGTAGAGCGTCCCTCCTGTGAAAGAGGCGATATCCTCTAACCAACCGCGCCCCCATGAGACTAGAGGGGCTTCAACACCGTATACTTCAACGACACCACCATCTCTGTTCTTCTTAATAGTGGCGAGTGCTTCCCCCCTGATCATCGGGGCAACAATCAGAAGAGGTCTATTTGGGAAAGAACCCATGAGCTCTAAGGGCTCAGCTATATCTTGGAAAGAAGATAGCCTCTTAGGGATTAGAGCTACCATAGCGCCCTTGAGAGAGACTTGCTCTGACACGCCCATTGAGCGCACTTCAGAGTATAGACTCTCGGACTCAACGACTTCACACCCAATACCTTCGTATTTCTCAAGGGATATATGAGACTCCGCTCCTGATAGAAAAACCGCATCGGCGAGTCTCTCAGCAAAGGGCAAGTCTTGAGCTAGGCTGACGAGATCATTTCTTCCTGCGCCCCTCGATCTTGAGATAATCTGAGCTTCTATTTCAGGGAGGTGGCTGAGCACTTCCCTCGTAAGATCAGGATGCCCACCATGTTTGTGTTTGGCTAAACTTCTGATGAGAGAAATAGCGAGAAAGCAACCTAGCTTCCCTCCATCACCCTCGCCAATGATCTCTAAGAATGCTTTTTGTACGAAATGGTGTCGAGGAGTCCATTGATTGACTGTAGACTTGGCTGATAAGTTAGTGAAAACTTGCCCATTTCTACAGATCGCGACAGTTTTCCCACTAGAGGCGTGGGAGCAGACTAGGAGAGCTGATATTTCTTCAATGTCGGGTATAAATAAACGGAAGCTCATTGCTTTCCTCTCTCAATAACCTTCTTTAAGAAAGAAAAGAGGTCATTTTATGTCAAGTTTGATCACACAGACGAAAAAGAGTGCTTGCACTTACAATCTGAAAGCATCTTCAAGTGTCGGTTGGGGCGGTTCTATCCCCTGTGGTGCTATAGAAGCATATCCGAATCTCGACGCGCCTTATGACTCAGTAGAGTTCGCTTTAGCGGTTGAGTCTTTCCAAGAAGACACCTACGGCTCAGGTAGTCAAGTAGATGGTAAGATGGGGCGCGGAACATGGTCAGTTCTCCTTAAGAAATTCGATCACGTTGACGATACCCAACCCTTTTGGACACTGAACGACAGGCGCATCAACGTAGAGATTGATGGAGACGTTCATACTATCAACTTCGATCAGAGTGGTGGTCTTGATCTCCACCGCTTTGGTCACTTCTCTTCTAGAAACGGCAGAAAGCCTACGTTCATCGTCGTGCATTGGGGAGGGCTCGACCCCACACACTGTCATAGGATATTCTCAAACCCTGACAGAAAGGTTTCTAGTCATGCGGGTATCGGACTTAGCCCTAGCGGAGATCCTACGATTTATCAGTATCTCGACCTCAACCACAAGTCGTGGCATGGAGGTTGGTCAAACTCTTATTCAGTAGGGATCGACATCTGTCAGCAACCTAGCCTGAAGTGGAAAGACCACTACACTAAAAAAGGCTACAATCTTTCAGTGGAAGAGAACACAACAGGGCGCGGAGACAAGAAGGTCTTGACGCTTGACCCAAGAGTCGCGCTCGCAGTTCGTGAGGCGATTAAGTCTCTCTGCGACGTGCTCGACATCCCTTATCAGTGTCCTCGCGGTGTGGACGGTCAGTCCTACGAGGGAGATTTCTATCATGGAGTCATGGATAAGAGTTACATGACGAGTTCTTTTACAGGCGTTGTAGGACATCACCATATCACCGCTAACAAGTGGGATTGTGCCTGTTGGTGGAGTCAGATTTGGGAGGACTAGACACCCTTTCTTTCGAGGCTTACAGCCTCTATTCTCAGGGCATGACATACCGAGAGATCGCGTATGCTTTGGGCATTAAGAAAGAAAGAGTGAGGTATCAGGTCGTCAAGTACGCGAGAAAGACGAGCGCACCCTATCCTTTGCCTACTAGAAAATACAACGGAGACTACCTTCATGCGCTTTTTATGAACGGCATGAGCGTTCGGGATATTTCTCAGCTTGTAGGGCTTCACAAAGACAAGGTTTACTATCGAATCAGAAGATATTGTGAGGACAAGAGCCTACCTAACCCTTTCATAGACAAGAGAGCGGAGTTCGCTTACAAGTTAAGAAAGAAAAATGGCTGGTCTTATGAAAAGATCGCCAAAATAGCGGGCTTTACTGACAGGTCTAACTGTTACCGCGCTGTCAAGAGACATAGAAAGAGACTTGAAGAGTAGTACCTCGTTTATAGTCAGCTCTTTCTGAAGAGCTAAAGGAGAACGGTTATGAACCCTATAAAAGCAGATAAGATTCAGTTCGGTAGTCTAGCGAGCCATCCCAACATCCAAAGAGACACAACCTCTAGCCTAGTGTTTTACGACACAAGTGTCGGGAGCATTTCGCTTAAGGCTCTTGTAGGGGAAAGAGCCGTCGATGACGTGGTTTCTGTCTCTAAGAGTAATCAGGGAGCTGACTTCAATAGCGTACAGGAAGCCATTGACTTCCTCCCTCAAAGTGGGGGCGTGGTTGTCGTTTATCAAGGCACTTACTCTGAGTCACTCTCTATCTCTAAGCCTGTGGTGATGTTCTCAAGGGGAGAGGTGGTTATAGACTCAACGGACGCGCCCTGTATCACCCTCTCAGATGCTTCGTTGAAAGGTTATAATCTGAGTCTTGTGATCAGGGATCTCGTCGGTAACAATAACCCTTCGATCATTGAAGTTACCGCGCAAGACACAACGCAATCCATCGAGCTTGTCGGCTGTTCTCTTGACACGACTGATCACCCCGATTCTTCTTTCTTAAGCTCGTCTAAGGTGAGCGTACTCGCGTCAGGATGTTCTTTCTCAGGGCAAGGTTCTATCTCTGTTTCTGAGGCGAGTCATTTAGAGGTAGTAGGCGCTCGCGCGCCCGACATCACTCTCGTCGATATGATCAGTCAGAGTTTCGTTTCTGTGTCGAGCGTTCTTGATGTGGCGCTGACTAACTCTAATCTCTACTTGAGTGGGAACGCCAATACTTGTGTTGGCGATGTCGGAAGCACGCTGAAGCAGAGTGTCGTGAGCGGATCTTCAGACTTTGACAATGAAGCGGAGAAAGAAATCTCTCTCCCATGTCCTTTGGAGGGCGCGGAGTACACGATCTCAGTACAGCCCTCATCACAAGGTGTTATGCCTTCAATATCTAATCAGACTAATCAGGGATTCACGTTGACCTACGGGAATCCGATTGACGAGACGATAAGGTGGTCAGCTCTCTCCTAATCCTATATGAGTAGGGGTGTTAAACCTATGCTGTTAAGAGGAAGAGATGAGCTTAGATACAAAGTATAGACCTCGCACCTATGAAGATGTGTTGGGTCAATCAGGTGCGGTCAAGACCTTAAGAGGAATCGTCTCGGAAGGAGCGGGGTGGAAGCAGTCTTACCTGTTCGCAGGCCCGTTCGGATCAGGGAAAACGACGCTAGGGAGAATCCTAGCTCGCGCTCTTTTATGTGAGAACCCAAGCGAGGGAAACCCCTGTGACGAGTGTTCATCTTGCAAGGGTATGCTTGAGGGAGGGAGTGACGCTTTTGTCGAAGTGGACGCAGCCACCAACAGCGGTAAAGCTGACGTTAAGAAAATCCTCGAAGAGTTGGACTACAGTGCTTTCTCAGGTAGGCGTAAGCTCTACCTCTTTGACGAGTCGCATCAGCTCTCCCCTAGCGCCCTCGACGCTCTCTTAAAGCCTATGGAGGACAATCGCAAAGGGTCTGAAGAGAAGAGGCTCGTTTGCATCTTCTGTACTACAGAGCCCGAGAAGATGAGAGCCACAGTTCTTTCTCGATGCGCTCCCGCCTTTATCATCCACCATGTCGATTCTGAAGAGATCGCAAGTAGGCTTGCTGTGGTCTGTGATCAGGAGGGTTTCTCATACGAAAGAGAAGCTCTCATACTCATCGCAGACTTCACTGAGGGTCACATCCGAGACGCGCTCAAGGGAGTTGAGGGAGTTGCTTCATCGAACTCTAAGAGTGTGTCACTAGAGGCGGTTCGCTCTTATCTTCATGTAGACAGGAATGACCTCATCTGCAAGCTCTTGGTGAGCGATGAAAAAGAAGCTCTAAGAATATCCGATGAGGTTCTTTCGAGCACTCCTGTGGGGGTGGCTTTCGACAGGCTCTTATCAGCCACGATGCTTGCGATCAGCTTGGGTATGGGCGTGGGCAACCCTCCTCCTTATTGGAACAAAGATGTTCTTTCTCAGGCTTGGGAGAAGAATGGAGACAAGCTCATTTTCTTAGCAGAAGCAATCTCTTCAAAACCGCGCCGTTCTACAGAGGCGCTGTTCAAGTGTGAACTCTTGAAGTGGCTTCGATTTAGGGGAGTTAAGATAGAGGCGGTCGCCCCTTCTACGGAAGAGTCTGCGGTCGCTTCTTTGGACACAGCCCCCGAAAACGCAAAAAACGCACCTTCGGATAAAGAAACTAGCGAGAAAGAAGAGGAAGTTTCATTGATGTTATTCTCGAAATGGGTAAAGAGAATAATAGAGAGATCAAACTCTTACAGAGGGAGTGTAGATGAGAAAGAGATCGACTTGGGTGGTGATGCAAACATCGCCGAAGGGGGAGGAAGAAGCTAAGCTAGGACTTTTAGCGCAACGGCTGAAAGACTTAGCTGAGGTAAGCCTTGAAGACATCTACATACCGATCTTAAGAGGAGGTTCTTCAAAAGCGACCTTTCTTATAGAAGGGTATATCTTCGTCAAGTCTGGCTATCCCTCAGCTAAGTATTATGACTTAGCGAGGTCTGTTTACATAGACAGCATGATCAGTCAATACGACACCCGAAGCGACATGATATCTCAAGGAACGATAAGCGAGTCCGACTTAAGAAAGATGATCTCTGAGGCTTACAGTCGTGGTGGGAACTACCGATTGGGGGATGAGGTTGAAATCACGGGGGGTGACTTTAAAGGGTGCGTAGGGATTGTCCTCGATATCTTGGAAAAAGAAAGCGAGTTTGAGGGTGGACGGTACTCGATATTGATCACTCTGAGGAGCGCGGAAGTGATTCTCACAGTGGATTCTTTCTCAGTAGGAGATTCTAATGGATAGCCACATCATGGAGAGAATCTTCTCTAATGAGCACTCAATGTCGAACTTCCCAACGTACTCAGAAGAATCAAGCGAGGAGACTTTAGAGAGGCTTGAGTGTGTCCTCGACCACATGGGTCGGATTAGCCCTGTGGAGGCTGATATGATCGAGCTTCACGTCTTGAAAGGTGTGCCTCAATCATCTCTCGGTAAGATATTCGGGTACACTCAGCCGAACATACACTATCGTGTGAATCGGGCTATGGATAGACTCAGAGTATTGCTCACGATACCTGTCTTCACAGAAGCATACTTACAAGATAATCTTTCTCGGTACTTTTCTGATAAGAAGGATATAAGAGTAATGATACTTCTTTATCTCTACTCTAGTCAAAGCCATGCGGCTAGGGAAATCGGAGAGTCTCAAGGGAAAGTAAGGTATAGGTTTCTAAGATGTCTCAGCGCACTAGAAAAGATCGAGGACTTGAAAGAGATCCACCTAGCTCTAAGCACAGTCAACTCAAACCTCACCCTCCTAAGAAAGACAGGGGGGGGTCAGGAAGTAAGGCGAGTTCTTCTGTGAGCATTATCAGCAAGAAAGTAGCAGATAAGTGGTTAGAGAGAATTATTAAGAAAGAATACTCTGTGACCGTCCACCCTCAGTATGGAGAGTTCTCTGAGAGGTTTCTTAGAACCCTTAAAGAGAAAGAGGAGTGGGAGTGTTCGCTCAAAGAGAACAAGCTCGTAGTCACGTCAAATGACCCCTATAAGATTGTCTCTTTAATGGCTTATCTCAAGAGCAAAGGTTACTTTGTAGAGGAGTGCTGAAATGATACTGCAAGAAACTACTCTTTCTTACTCTTACCCGTCTACTCAGGGGCTATTCAAGTTCTCTGTGTCGGCTAACAAGTACGGGTCTATTTCCGTATCAAGCGTCACTAAAGACAATATAGCTTTCTTAGGGTCTTACCCTGTAGAGGTTCAAAGAGCGATCAGTGATGCTATTTCAAACTTGGAGGTTATCATGTCTAACATTTCTACCCTGAGCGGTACGGTTACTTTTGCGAACCAATCTGAAGCTAGCGTTTTCTTTGACTCCCCTATGCCCAACATTAACTATCGAGTCCTCTTTTTCGTGGGAGACTTCGTTTTTGCGCGAGCCAAGAGTAAGTCTACCACAGGGTTTGTAGTTGAGTTATCGACGGCTTTTACAGGAGACGTCAAGTACGATGTTATCGTGTAGGCGTCGCTCTCATTCCCTATGATCAAAGACCTCTTTCTTCTTAGGGATAGTTTATTTATCTAACACTGTGTGTGAGATGAACTTCAGAGAAAAGGACATAGAAATGAATCCCACAATAACTCAAGTTAAGAAAGAGTTTTCTAAAAGAGGACTCTCTTCGACTTACCTTCCTAGTGAAGAGAGCTTACGCATCGACTTTTTCGGTGACTTAAGAGAACAGTGCGTAGAGATAGCTAGTGTTGAAGCGGAGAAGTACCTTCGCAAGTGCTTGTCGGCGCTCACTTTGGATATCGAAACCCTTACTGTCAATAAGGGCTTGATCTGTCTGACTGTAGTTGGTTTCTCTTCTGTAGAAGTTCGCCATTACTTAAGAAAGACATCGCTCCACTCGGTTTCTAAAGCGACCAAAGAGTGCCTAGAGATCGAAGCCTTTAACTTTGACATCTCTCTCAAAGAGCGCATGAAAGAGGAACGAGCCTCCGCTATCGAGGACTTTAAGAAATCTTTTAAGGTCTGCGTAGATAGAGGTCTCTTGGCTAAGGGTAACTCTTTCCACAAAGAGTCCGACCGAAACACAGGTAATCTTTCTTTCTTCGTAAAGGTGTGACCCTCTCCCTCGTCCCCCCATTCTCTTAAAAAAGCGAAGAAGAAGGGTGTCAGCGAGTTTTGGGGGCGTAATACCGTTCGTAGCGTAAAGGTTTTCACCCTTTCTCTTTGCGCGAGGAAACGGGGAGGCTTTAATCAAGCTCTCATAGCCTATGCCTTCAGAAGAAAGAACCTCTTTCAAAGCATCGGTGCGGTCTATCACACAGATAACCTTATCCACTTTGTAGTCTTCTCCTTCTCGGTCTTGGTTGATTAAGTCTTTATATGTCTCTTGGAGAAAGAAGAGAGACATATAAAGGAGTTCGATATGAGTTCTTTCGGCACAGGCACGACCACAACGGGCGGTTCTTCGATTGTTTTGACCGCTTTCACAGGAACAGATGGAGCGCAAGCGGGTACTGACGGGCTTGTACCCGGACCCTCCATCAACCAATCAGGCTATATTCTAGGGTCAGGAGGTGATTGGACTTTAAGTATCTTAGGTGGCATCCCACTTAATGAGAGTTCAGGTCGCATCGCCACCACAGAGTTCGTCCAAGATGTTGTAGGAAACGCAGTCTTAGGGGGGAACGCTCAACTCGCTCAGCTATCTGACGTGACGATAGCGGGACTCGCTGATGATCAGTTTCTTCAGTACAACGTGGGAGCTGGGAAATGGGAAAACGCGACCCTTACTCTGAGCTTGATTTCTGACGTAAATCTAGTAGGTCTAGTTGACGGAAACGCCTTAGTCTATGATGCGAACGTGGGTCAGTGGGTACCAGGTCAAGGTGGCGGTGGTGGCGCAGCTAATCTGAATGATCTCGGAGATGCTTCTGTCGCGAACCCCGCGCTCAATGAGTTCCTTGTTTTTGACGGAAACAACTTCGCGAATCAGACGATATCAACATCCGAGCTTTCAGACTCCGCCGATGTTGTCTTGACTAGCTCAGGGTCTACTTTCGGCGCTTTCGCTTACGACTTCACTCTTTCTACAGTGAGTGTTCAAGATCCTACTCTTGATGCCCACGCATCGACTAAGAAATACGTTGATGACGAGGTGGCTACAAAACAGTCTCTCGACGCGACTTTGACAGGTTTATCCGCGCTCGCTCCTGTAGACAATGACCTGATCATCGCTACAGGAAACGACACTTTTGGCGTCATCAACATCAGTGCTGACTTAGAGTCTTTCTTAAGCACTGACGCTGAGATCGGAAACCTTTCTAACGTCACACTTGGCGGAGTGGGGCTCGCTAATAGCCAAGTCTTGAAGTACGAGAACGGCGCTTGGATTAACGAAGATCTTGATTTCTCTGAGCTGTCAGGGACAGGAGATGTCGCTCTCCTCAGCGCCAATCAGACTTTCACAGGAACAGTATTAGCCACCACTCAGAACGCAAGCGACAACTCAACGAAACTCGCCACCACTGCTTATGTAGACGCTCAGATTGACACAGACATCCTCGCGCTCGCTCTTGGCACTGCTTCTCAGAGTAATGTAGGGGACTTTCTCGCTTCAGGTGCTTCCATCTCTGATCTTTCTGACGTCAACTCGATTGCGAACATTCAAGACGGAAACGTCCTCGCTTGGGTGGCGGGGAACAACCGATTTGAGTTTACAGCTCCTACTCAGACTTACACAGACGAAATGGCAAGGGACGCTGTTGGCACAGCTCTACAAGGTGGAGCTCACACAGGTGTTTCTTTCTCCCCTAACGATAACGCAGACACGATAGACGCAACTGTAAGTCTTGGGGGGTTCTCTGCTGGTGATCTTTCTGATGTCGATCTCGTAGGTGTCGTTGACGGAAAGATTCTTAAGTATAACAATGGGTCTTTCGAGGTCGCTGACGAAACAGATACGGATACTCAGCTTTCTGATGAGCAAGTCCAAGATATAGTCGGCCCAATGTTCACCGCAAACAACGTGGGTAACACAGGGATCACTTTCTCTTATGACGACACAGAGGGGGTGAATGACGGCACAGTCACAGCGACAGTGAGCATTGCTTCTACAGACCTCACAGACACCGCTAATGTCGCTCGGCTCAATGCCGTTCAGACTTTCTCCGCGAATAACACCTTTACTGCTGATGTAGACCTTACAGGCGCGAACGCTACGGCTACCACTCAGAACGCAAGCGACAACTCAACGAAGCTCGCTACTACGGCCTATGTAGACGCTCAGATTGACACAGACATAACTGCGCTCGACCTCGCCAATACGTATCAAGCTAAAGATGCTTCTCTTGATGGCATCACAGGGATCGCTGACGGTGATTTACTCTTAGGTAATGGCGTTGACTCTTTCGAGAAGGTCAGTGTCACAGAGGGCGTAGAGTCTTTCCTCAAGAGCGTGGGAGCTTCAGACAATCTTTCTGACACTACAATCGGTGTGAAGGCCGAGGGTCAGGTCCTAAGAATCGGAGCGGATGACTCAACCTTTGAGAACAGCATTCTTTCTTTCGGCGACCTCTCTAACACAGGTAATGTAGTTCAGACGAGCGTGGGAGCTACCTTCGGGGCTTTCGCTTACGATTTCACGCTTTCTACTGTCAGTGTCCAAGATCCTACTCTTGATGCCCACGCCTCCACTAAGAAATACGTAGATGACGCGATTGATGCAGACATAACTGCGCTCGACCTCGCCAACACATACCAAGCCAAAGATGCTTCTCTCGATACCATTACAGGGATCGCTGACGGTGATTTACTCTTAGGTAATGGAGCTGATTCTTTCGAGAAGGTCAGCATTCAGCTTGGAGTAGAGAACTTCTTGAGAAGCACTGCGAGGATCGACGCTCTTTCTGATGTGTCTTTGGATGGAGATGAACTCGTCAACGCTAACCATTTCTTAGTGAGTACAGGAAATGGTGGTTTTGCGAATCAGACGATTTCTACGTCTAACCTCTCAGACAACGCAAGCATCGCGCTCACCACAAGAGCTACTACTTTCGGGGCTTTCGCATATAACTTTGAGGTGGGTACTCTTACTTCAGCAACTCCTGACCTCGCCTCTGATGACACTACAGTAGCGACTACTGAGTGGGTCAATGACGTCATGCAAGCAGCAGGCAACGTCTCTAGCCTCGATGACCTCAACGATGTCCTCCTCGCCGACGTCGCAGACGCTCAGATTATCGTCTACGACTCCGATGGGGGTGCGGACGACAATCAATGGAAGAACGTATCTCTCTCGGGTGATGTTTCTATCTCCAACGAGGGCTTGGCTACCATAAGTAACGATGCTGTAACCACCGCTAAGATTTTGAACGGCAACATCACTGAAGCGAAGCTCGACGCTGACTCCGTTACTACGGCTAAAATCGTAGATGGGAACGTCACTGAGGCGAAGCTCGATGCCGACTCTGTTACGACTGCTAAGATTGTTGATGGAGACGTCACGAACGATAAGCTCGCGAACAGCTCTTTGACTGTAGGTTCAACATCCATTTCTTTGGGAGGGGCTTCCACAACTCTTAGTGGCATGACAGGAATCGACTTCACCAACGCAGATGCAACAATCGGCGCGACGATGACTACCAATAATGGCAACCCTTCAGTCTTAACGCTCGGAGGTGTTGGGTCGAAGGTTATCGTAAGTGGTGATCTTCAAGTTCAGGGCGACACGACAACAGTCAACACTTCTACACTAGATGTAGAAGATACGATTGTCAGACTTAATAAAGGCGTTGATGGCGGAGCTAACCCCAATGACATCGGTCTTTTCTTCGAGCGTGGGACTACGGGAAATGACGCGGTGTTCTTTTTTGACGAGAGCACAGACACGTTCAAGCTAGGCACGACCACTGATGCCCACACCGCCACAGAGTTTAATGACGCCAACCTGACTCTTTCTCCATTAAGAGTGGAAAGCCCTGATCTCGGTGATGATTCAACTCTCGTCGCCACTACTGCTTATGTTCAAGCAGAGATCACAGACTTGGATCTCGCAAACACTTATCAGCCTCTCGACAGCACCTTGAGTGCTATTTCTGATCTCGGAACGGGAGCTGATAAGCTCATATATACTACGGGATTGGATACTTGGGCTGAAGCAACTCTTTCTGCTTTCGCTAGAACAATCTTAGATGACGCTAACTCAGCAGATGCTAGAGCGACCCTCGGTCTTACCCCTACTGCGACAACAGACCTCGCTGATCTTCTTCTGTCAGCTAACAATCTTAATGACTTAGATAACGTCGCGAATGCGAGGGCTAATCTCGGTGTCGCTATCGGGTCTGACGTTCAAGCTTTTGACGCCACCTTGAGTGCTATTTCTGATCTCGGGACGGGAGCTGATAAGCTCATATATACTACGGGAGTAGACACTTGGGCTGAAGCCACCCTTTCTGCTTTCTCTAGGACACTCTTAGACGATGCTAACTCAGCGACCGCTCGAACTACTCTTGGGTTAGAGATCGACACTGATATTCAAGCCTACGATGCGACGTTAGCTTCTCTCTCCGCGCTCGGAACGGGGGCTGATAAGCTCGCTTACACTACGGGAGTAGACACTTGGGCTGAGGCCACCCTTTCTGCTTTCTCTAGAACACTCTTAGACGATGCTGATGCTAACACAGCGAGAACTACCCTCGGCCTCACTTCGACAGCCACAACAGACATTGGCAATCTTCTTCAGTCAGCTAATAATCTTAATGACTTAGATAACGTCGCGAATGCGAGGGGTAACTTAGGTGTTGAGATCGGCTCTGATGTTCAGGCTTATGATGCTACATTACAAGCTTTAGCTGGTGTTAATACGGGCGCTGATAGACTCATTTATGCAAGTGGCGTAGATACTTTCTCAATCACCATCTTTACGGCGTTCGCTAGATCTCTCTTAGATGACGCTAACTCAGCGACGGCTCGAACTACTCTTGGGTTAGAGATCGACACTGACGTCCAAGCCTACGATGCTACTCTTCAGAGTATTTCTGATCTCGGGACAGGCGCTAACAAGCTCATATATACTACGGGAGTAGATACTTGGGCTGAAGCCACCCTTTCTGCTTTCTCTAGGACACTCTTAGATGACGCTGACTCAGCGACGGCTCGAACTACTCTTGGGTTAGAGATCGACACTGACGTCCAAGCTTTTGACGCCACCTTGAGTGCTATTTCTGATCTCGGGACGGGCGCTGATAAGCTCATATATACTACAGGAGTAGATACTTGGGCTGAGGCTGATGTAACAGCCTTTGCGAGAACACTTTTGGATGACGCGGATTCCGCGACAGCTAGGTCTACTCTCGGTCTTACTTCAACAGCGACTACAGACATTTCAGACTTGCTTCAGGTCGGCAACAGTCTTTCTGAGATTTCTGATGGGGGAAATGAAGCGGTAGCGAGAGGCAACTTAGGACTCGGCTCTGCTTCTACACTCGACACTACTATTAATGGCGGAGGTGGTGAGAACGGCAAGGCGGTTGTTACAGATGGAGAAGGTAAGTTAGGGGCGTTAGATGGCTCAAATCTTACCGTCTTGGGCTCAGTTGAAACGCACTCCGATGTTGACTTGACTGATTTGGCCGATGGTCAGGGTCTTGTCTACAACGCCAACAACAGTAGATTTGAGCCGGGTACTGTTCCAACTATAGGTACAGACGTTAACGAGAGTCCTGTGATTACGTCTCAGAGTATTTCTCTGAACCCGAACGCTCTCGTTGGAGGCGACCTCGTAATCTATGGTCGAGTCATGGAAGTCATCGACTACGGCTCGGTAGCCGACGCTTTCGGGGAGGGTGACTTTAACATTGATTTCGGCTCGGTGGCTGACACGGTACTCTACTGCGCTGACGACTACGGGGTCTTAGTGGTTTAGTAGAGTGTTTATATAAAACGTAAGAATAGAGAACCCTCCCATCTTTCTAGGAGAACAAGAAATGGCTGTAAGAAGAGTACAATTACGCAGAGGCACTACTGCTGAGAACAATGCCTTTACGGGCGCAATCGGTGAGGTCACGGTAGATACCACTACTGAGTCTATCCGCGTCCACAACGGCGCAGATGCGGGAGGCGCAGACCTTCTTCGCGCCGATATGTCTAACAATGCTTCAATCACCTCAAACATAGGGGTGACAGGATCAATCGTGATTGGTCCTACTCTTGGAGCCAACACGATCACATTAGGTCAAGCCAACTCGATCATTTCTATTCCTGGGACACTTAACGTAACCACTCAGAATACTACGAATGATCTTCTCGTTCAGGATAGAGTTATCGTCTTGGCTGATGGGAGTGAGGGTAACGCCCACGATGCGAATGGAACAAACGGAGACTCCATCGGCATCATCTTCACACGACCACTTCAGACTGATGGAGAGGGTGGTGGGGCTCAGAACCCTGGCGTTTTCTATTTCGATGAAGAGAACAACTATTTCGCTCTAGGTACTGCTGACGTGACCGAGAATGACAACTCTTGGAACGCTGACTTTACATCAGGGACTCTCTCTCTTGGATCTCTTAATGTTAACGAAGGAAACATCACTAACGTGGGTGACATCGCCCTAGATAGTATCTCCGCCGATAACAACACCATTTCTATTAGTCTTACGGACAATCAAGCGTCGTCTCTTGACATTACTGAGGGAGCTAACTCTTACCTCAAGTTCGTAACAACTGACGAGGGTGAGAAAGTGGTCTTCGGGAAAGTATTTGAGAGTGTCTCAGGGTCTGCCGTAGGGACTCTTACTCTCGCTGACGGGTCGATCACTGACTCAGGTGGGGCGATTTCTTTCGGGGATGAGAACCTCTCAACTACGGGAACTCTCGGAGCGGGTGTGGCTACACTTGCTTCAGGCTCGACAGTTGGAACTCTTACTCTCGCTGATGGCTCGATTACTGACTCAGGCGGTTCGATTTCTTTCGGGGATGAGAACCTCTCAACTTCAGGTACTCTCGGAGCTGGAGCAACCACTGTCACTTCATTAAGTGTTACTGACGGAAATATCACGAATGTAGGCGATATCTCCCTAGATAGCATTTCTGCTGACGGAAATGCCATTTCTATCAGCCTTACAGACAACCAAGAGTCTTCACTCGACATTACTGAGGGTGTTAACTCTTACCTCAAGTTCGTAACAACTGACGCAGGTGAGAAAGTGGTCTTCGGAAAGGTTTCTGAGGGAGTCTCAGGGTCTACCGTAGGAACTCTTACTCTCGCTGACGGGTCGATTACTGACTCAGGTGGAGCTATTTCTTTCGGGGACGAAAACCTCTCAACTACGGGAACTCTCGGCGCGGGGGTAGCCACACTTGCTTCAGGATCTACCGTAGGAACTCTTACTCTCGCTGACGGGTCGATTACCGACTCAGGGGGCGCTATTTCCTTTGGGAACGAGAACCTCTCGACAACAGGTACTCTCGGCGCGGGGGCTACCACTGTCACTTCATTAAGTGTTACTGACGGAAATATCACTAACGTAGGGGATATCGCCCTCGACAGCATTTCTGCTGACGGCAGTACCCTCACCATCACTTTGACGGATAACGAAGCTACCGCGCTCAATATCACAGAAGCGGGTAACTCTTACCTTAACTTCGTCACCACGAATGAAGGTGAGAAGGTAGTCTTCGGGAAAGTGTCTGAGGGAGTCTCAGGGTCTACCGTAGGAACTCTCACTCTCGCTGACGGCTCTATTACTGACTCAGGTGGAGCTATTTCTTTCGGGAACGAGAACCTCTCAACTACGGGAACTCTCGGAGTGGGGTCTGCCACTGTCACTTCATTAAGTGTTACTGACGGAAATATCACTAACGTAGGTGATGTCGCCCTTGATAGTATTTCTGCTGATGGGAATACCATTTCTATCAGTCTTACGGATGCTCAAGCAACGGCTCTCGACATCACTGAGGGTGTTAACTCTTACCTCAAGTTCGTAACAACTGACGCTGATGAGAAGGTAGTCTTCGGGAAGGTTTCTGAGGGAGTCTCAGGATCGTCTGTTGGAAATCTTACTCTCGCTGATGGCTCGATTACTGACTCAGGGGGCGCGATTTCCTTTGGAGATGAGAACCTCTCAACTACGGGAACTCTCGGATCGGGCGCAACCACTGTTACCTCGTTAAGTGTTACTGATGGGGACATCACGAATGTAGGGGATATCGCCCTCGATAGTATCTCCGCCGATGGAGACACCCTCACCATCTCTTTAACAGATGCTCAGGCGACTGCTCTCGACATCACTGAGGGAGCTAACTCTTACCTCAAGTTCGTAACAACTGACGCTGATGAGAAGGTAGTCTTCGGGAAGGTTTCTGAGGGAGTCTCAGGATCGTCTGTTGGAACTCTTACTATTGCCGATGGTTCGATCACTGACTCAGGTGGTTCGATTTCTTTCGGGGATGAGAACCTTTCTACCACAGGTACTCTCGGAGCGGGGGTGGCTACACTTGCTTCAGGGTCTACCGTAGGGACTCTTACTCTCGCTGACGGTTCTATTACCTCCACAGGTGGGACAATCACTTTTGATGATGAGAACCTGACCACTACAGGTTCTATCACCTGTACGAACATTACCGTAAACGGCACTCAGACTATCATCAGTACAACCAACCTTTCTGTTGCAGATCAAGTGATTGAGCTCAACAAGGACATTGGGGATAATAACAATAACTCTGATATCGGGATCTTCCTGAATAGAGGTCTTGAGGACGATGCTCTTATCATTTGGGATGAGGGTGAAGGTAAATTCTTACTAGGCACTCACAGCGGTGCGGTAAATGGAACTACTACCGACTTCTCAGGTGTTGTGGGTCTTTCTAAGGCTGGTTTACTTGTCAGCACTCTTGAGGCTACAGGCACAGTCTCGGGAGCAACAGGATCTACCTTTGGAGATCTTACTCTTGCTGATGGGTCGATCACTGACTCAAGTGGAGCTATTTCTTTCGGGGACGAGAACCTCTCGACAACAGGTACTCTCGGCGCGGGAGCTACCACTGTCACTTCATTAAGTGTTACTGATGGGGACATCTCCAACGTAGGGGACATCGCCCTAGATAGTATTTCTGCTGACGGAAATACCATTTCCATCAGTCTCACTGATAACCAAGCGTCTTCACTCGACATTACTGAGGGAGCTAACTCTTACCTCAAGTTCGTAACTACAGACGCTGATGAGAAGGTAGTTTTCGGGAAGGTGTCTGAGGGAGTCTCAGGATCGTCTGTTGGAACTCTTACTCTCGCTGATGGCTCGATTACTGACTCAGGGGGCGCTGTTTCCTTTGGGGACGAAAACCTTTCTACTACAGGTACTCTCGGGGCGGGCGCAACCACTGTCACTTCATTAAGTGTTGCTGATGGAGACATCAGCAACGTAGGGGATATTGCTCTCGATAGTATTTCTGCTGACGGGAACTCGATCACCCTTAACCTCACTGATAACCAAGCGTCTTCACTCGACATTACTGAGGGAGCTAACTCTTACCTCAAGTTCGTCACCACTGACGCTGATGAGAAGGTAGTCTTCGGGAAGGTTTCTGAGGGAGTCTCAGGCTCGACAGTTGGAACTCTTACTCTCGCTGACGGGTCGATCACCGACTCAGGGGGCGCGATTTCCTTTGGGAACGAGAACCTTTCTACTACAGGTACTCTCGGGGCGGGGTCTGCCACTGTTACCTCGTTAAGTGTTACTGATGGGGACATCACTAACGTAGGGGATATTGCTCTCGATAGTATTTCTGCTGACGGAAACGCGATCACCCTTAACCTCACTGATAACCAAGCATCATCACTTGATATCACAGAGGGTGTTAACTCTTACCTCAAGTTCGTAACAACTGACGCTGGTGAGAAGGTAGTCTTCGGAAAGGTTTCTGAGGGAGTCTCAGGCTCGACAGTTGGAACTCTTACTCTCGCTGACGGCTCTATTACTGACTCAAGCGGAGCTATTTCCTTTGGAGATGAGAACCTCTCAACTACGGGAACTCTCGGAGCGGGCGCAACCACTGTTACCTCGTTAAGTGTTGCTGATGGAGACATCACTAACGTAGGCGATATCTCCCTAGATAGTATCTCCGCCGATGGAAATACCATTTCTATCAGTCTTACGGATGCTCAGGCGACTGCTCTCGACATCGCAGAGGGAGCTAACTCTTACCTCAAGTTCGTCACCACGAATGAAGGTGAGAAAGTAGTCTTCGGGAAAGTGTCTGAGGGAGTCTCAGGCTCATCTGTTGGAACTCTTACTCTTGCTGACGGTTCTATTACCGACTCGGGGGGGGTTATTTCTTTCGGAGATGAGAACCTTTCAACTACAGGGTCACTCACATCGAACAGTCTTACTGTTAGCGGTGGAGGTGTAGCTCTAGGTGATGGAAGCAACGCGACCTCTATTTCTGTGACTACTCAGACTGACGAAGACACCGTAGGTGAGAACCTCACTATTTCCTCGGGTGTTGGTAATGGGACAGGCACAGGCGGTTCGGTTATCTTTCAGACAGGTGGAGATAATGCGGGTGCTCTTTCAACTGTTCTGACTCTTAGCTCTGCAAACAAGGCTACGTTTACGGGCGAGGTAGAGACAGGCAGTAACCTTATTCTTGGGAATAACGTCATTCAGAACTCAGACGGAGAGACTACGATCACTCTGACAGCAGATCAGAAAGTGACTCTCTCGGGCGATCTTGATGTCACAGGTGTGATCACAGGAAACAGCGCGGTTTCAGGGTCTTTAAGATTCAAAGACCCTACCCTATATGTGGGCTACACTAATACAGCATCAACTCGCGATCTCGGTTTTGTAGGTGCTTACGGTGATTCTAACTTTGCTGACTTCCTTATGGGTGTCGTATATGAGGTAGACAACACCGTAGGCGGTAAGTCAGGCGCGTTTAAGATTTTTCATGGTCGAGCTGACATAACTGAGCCGGCTGCATCTTATTCCGTTCCTGACTCAGATCTCGCTCCCCTTGACGTAGGTAGCTTGAATGTCAAGAACGGTGGTCTTACAGTCGCTAAGACTACAGGTCTTACAGGTGACGAGGGCGTGACTAACGCGCCTCTCTTTAGCACCAACACTAAGGCTTTCCAAGTCGCGGTGACAACCGATACCGCGATAGCAGATGATGCTCACTCAATCGGATTTGTGGTCAATAACACTTCAGTGTTATCTACAAGCGTCATCATGGCTACAGTGGCCTCTGCTGATAATGGAGGAGACATTCTCGCTGAGGGCGGTATCGAGGTATACGCGCATTCGATCACGAACGCTACGAGCTTCGAGTTCAGCCTTGTCAACAGGATAGGTTCTCAGATTAACGCAGACAGTGTGATCACGATCAACTTTGTGATCCTCTAAGAAAGCCTGAGTAGAAAGGTGAGGAAGCTCACATAAGAAAGAGTGAGCTGATAGTACCTGACTAGGTAAGGACTCACCCTCCAATGACTGCAATAGACTTTACAGTCAGAGTCATTGGGGAGTGATCCCCTGAGCATATCGTAGCATCCTAATGTAGCTACTAAGATGATCACTAGAGATCCTTTATCGACAGTGAACGGTAGGAGTATTAAGAAGAGAGCATTAGTGAGGCGTGGGGCGAAGGCAATCCAAGCTTCTTCTGACTTTGTTCTTGCTCTCTTATAAGTGATTGAGACAGATCCTCCTACAAGCCCTAATTCTTTGTGTTTATGGATGAAGGGTTTGATGGAGTATTGATCTACACCTACTAAGAGTTGAGCCATACCGACATGACTGTACTCGTGGGCTAATGTGGTTAGAAAAACAGATAAGATTAGGTATGTCAACCACATCTCTTTCTCCTCGATAGTAGTTTTATCTACTCAGCTCTATTGGTTTAAGAGAAATAACCTCACTTGTCACAAGGGGTACATATATGAAGAACAGGCAGACAGTCATCCCTTTTAGGGGTCGCCTTACAGATGTTGTTAAGAGGCGTTATGGTAAGAGGCGTAAGCTCTCTGAGGAGGAAATCTTAGAGAGAAAGGAAAAAGGTCTTGAGGATCGAGTGTTTATCGCCGTTCGTCGCAAAGAGATCGACGCGCTCTTTACGGTATATACTCACCTCATCACGCCTAACGAGTTCATGCTTAAAATCTTGGCGAAAGCCGACAGGTTTAAGAACTACAATATCCTTCTCGTGGATAAGTTCGATGAGGGTACTAAGTACCTCCGTAGAAAGTTCGCAAGCGAGATGTCGGAGTCTTTCATCCAAGACACTCAGAGAATGAGAGCTGAGATCGAGGACTTCGAGAAATTCATCCGTGAAACCTCAGAGATCAACACTCCTGTAGATGACCGCATCAGGCGCATCAGAAAGTATGTCAGAAAAGCGACCTACAAGAACCGCCTTGTTGAGAATTACTCTGATCTCCTTGGACGTGTCTTCAAGCTGATGGGTATTGAGGTGTCTACGAAGCAGAAAAGAAACAGCTCCGTCAATCTCCCCTATATTCAGTTCGCTCTTCCCTCAAGCCTTGAGAGCGCGCTCAACAAGTCCTCGAAAGATGATACTGAGGAATATGATGTTCTTAAGAGAGCTTTCGACATTCAGCAGAAAGAGCTTGAGACGACACTTGAGCAACAGGGTTTTGTCGTAGGAAAGACTAGAGACTACCTCGGCGTCGGTGGCGCTAAGACTGCTACAGTCGCTTATGACCCTCAAGTAAAGTCACTAGGTAAGCCACCTCGCAGACCATCTAAGAGAAGAGGAGAGTCGCGGGAGTCATATGAGGCGCGCGTAGAGGCGAGTGGGTACGAGAAGGCGATGAAAGCCTATGAGGAGAGGCTTGAGCCCTTCATCAAGGGAATCTACTCTCCATACTTGGTGGATGAGGAGACTTCAGACTATCAGATGTTCTCCTCGAAAGATGATTACGAGGAGGCGTTCGAGAGCCGAATCGGAAAGGAAATGGCTCTCTTCAATCAGATGCCTACAATCGAAGAAGAGCGTATTCAGGTCGGCGTTAAGAAAGTAAAGAAGCGTCAGCCAAAGGGATATGAGGGCGAGGATGTCTTTCAGGAGACTCCTGTCTATGAGTACCTTTCTAAGATTACCTATGAGGGCGCTGAAGAGAGTTTCCCTCTCACTCGCTATGACGTCTCCGCTCTTTCAGGGGATATGAGGACAGCTCAGCTCACAGATGCGAAGGGTAGTTCAAAGAGGGCGCTGACTCGTGTAATTAAAGTTAAGAAGATGATCGTTGGCGACACGATGGTTGACGTGATCGTTGAGGGTCAATATAAAGGCTTTCTCTTAGAAGATCTCGTCAATGCTTCAGGCCGTCTCATCGAGGGTAGCTTCTACACGCGCACCGCAGATGGAGAAACTCAGAAGATCGAGATGATCGAGGGTGACTTTGTAAGAAATGAGGTAGGCGATCTCGTACCTGACGGTGAAGAGGTTAGCTTCCTTGATCTTGGCGAAGGCTCTGCGCGCGCCAAGTACATGAAGGTCGTGAATAACCGCTTAAGAGAGCCCTATATCACTCTTTCTGCGAACAAGAAGAGACTCGTTCTTGGCATCCCTAGCTCTAACGCGAGCAAGCAAGACCGCAACGCGATCAAAGATCTTGCTAAGATTATGAAGCCTTCCATCGAGCAGAAGAAAGACCCTAGACTCGCTCCCACTGTGAACGGTCTGAACCCTTTCTATTACTTCGACCCATCTGCTTACGAGTCGATTAGAGACACGCTCGGCTCATGCGCTGTTTCTAAGCCTGCTCTTGACTACCTTGACGAGTACTACCGTGAGCTCACAGCTCGTGACCGCGCTCTCAATGAAGAGAACCTTAAGAAATTCACTCCCGATGCTATCGGAGGATTCGTCTCAGAGTTTAAGGGGCGTCCTTTCCGTTTCAACAACAAGCAGATGGAGGCGATGGCTTGGCTTGAGGCGAACGCATACTCAGGTCTAATGGCTCTCGACACAGGTGTGGGTAAGACTCTCTTGGCGGGCGGTGCTATGCGCCACTACATGAAGACCAAAGAAGCTCCTGGATCTGAGAAACAATTCTTGTTCGTTTCTCCGAAGAGACTGCAAGGTAACTTCTCAAGAGAAATGAAAGACTTCATGACTGATCACGGCGTCGTAGATAACCGCATCTACGAGATGAACTACACCAAGTTCGCTAAGATTGTCAGAGGCATCGACCGCGTTGAGGAGTTCCTCGCTGAGAAAGACCCGAAGAAGAGGGAGCGTAGGCTCAGGGATATCCCTTCAGACTATTGGAAAGACCCCTCTAAGCCTGAGATGGGTAGCAACTACGCTGACTCTACTGAGTACTTCAAAGACAAATACGCGATCTGTTTCTTTGATGAAGTCAATGAGGCGCTCACAGGAACTAAGAGAAAGGCTCTCTCTGACCTGAAGCACCCTCGTAAGATTCTTCTCACAGCTTCTGCGATGGAGAGAGATCCACTCGACCTTTACAGGTTCGTCGCAGTCGCGAGGGGCGCGGAGTTCTCAGCAGAGAAGGAAAGAGCTTTCGCTGAGAGATTCGGGAACGTCATCGGCGGTCGATTCGTCGGCCTTAAGAAAGGAACTCGCGAAGAGTTCAACACATGGGTCAAGGCGAACGCTTATTTCGCTTTCAAACAGGACGTGAATCTTGAAGAAATCGGACTCCCTAAGCTTCAGAAGCCCACTTCACAAGTCATCACAGTTCGGCTCAACGAGCGCGTCGAGAAAGAGTACCGCAAGCTCTCAGGAGCACTCGCTCGCGAGCTTAAGGCGATGGTCAAGAAGTACAGAGACGTAATTAAGAAAGGGGACAAGTATCAGGAGTCCTCTTTCAAGAACATCGTGGACTTCGCTCAAGCTAAGAGTGTCTCCAAGATCAGGGATCTCATCACCCTGACCACGAACCCCTCAAAGTATTTCAATGAGAAAGTGCCTAACCCGAAGCTCGATCAAGCTGAGAAAATCTTGATGGACAGGCCGGGGAAGGCGGTGTGTTATTTCTCAGCAGATCAGACTATCGTCAGACAGAACGCAGTTAAGTGCAGTAAGTCGGGCGTTGGCGGTGTTCACGTCGCGCTCCGTAGGGACTCCATCGAGTTCTATCGAGCGGGTAAGAATATCGGCGCGATCAAGAAAGACACAGGGAAGACTGAGCTTTCTAGGGTCAACCTTGACAGTCGTAGGTTCGCGTCTTTATCTGCACTTGAGCGTAGGCTTGTAGACTATTCTTTCTTAAATGCTCACCCAAAAGCGGGAGAAGAGTTTAGGGAGGAGGTTCAGGATCTTTTCGAGCTCGTAGAGTTCAACCTCAACAAGTATGACAGCGTACTTGAGGAAGAGGAGAAAGAGGTTATTGAGACTCCTTTCAACGATCTCTTCAAGGCTCTCACCGATAAGGATGTGAAGAGGGTCAAGTCTTCAAGGAACGCTCTTAAGAAAGTTTACTTCAACCCTAATGGCGTCTTCGCTTTCGTTTCCGAGCAGTGGGCTATTTCCGCTACTAAGATGATCTTTAAAGACAACCCAAGCATCAAGTCGATCAGTTGCACCGACGAGTACGCGAAGGGCTTCAACTTTCAGTTCATCGGAACGGTGGTTCACCTTGATCGCGGTGAGGGTTTTGACTCTGAGCTTGTTAAGCAGAGGACAGCGCGCGCATACCGCACAGGTCAAAACAAGCAAGTAGAGGTTATCTACCTTGACGCGGTGATCGCTAAGGGTGGCGATAGGACTTCAGGCTATGGCGACTCAGACAAAGCATCTGCTTTTGGAAAAGACGCTATGGACATGACCATTGATGAGATGAAAGACTTGATTCAGGGCGCGGATCAGGACTTCTTCATGGACATCATCAGAAAGGGCATGGAGACTGATCTGATCGCAGACTACGATAGCGTTGAGAGGACTACAGGTGAGTCGATCAGGATCAATAAGAATCTTGTCTCGATGCTCCTCGACCCCTCTGCTAGTAACATCAAAGATGTCTCAGAGGCCCTTGAGAACGAGGACGAGAACCCACTTAAGTATCTCGCGCTCGACCCCTCTCGCTTCAGGTCAGATCCTCTGTTCTCTTCTGTAATTCAAGAATCAAAAGACCCCTCTGAAGCTAGGAGAGTCTCAGATCTCACGGGGCTCTCTTCGATTGTTTCTTATCAGTTCACGTCAGACGATGACTTCGCGATCATTGAAGAGGGTCATGTTCTTTCTCAGAGTGAGGACATCAACCTTGAGGTCTTCGTTGAAGAAAATCTCGACATGACGAGGACGATCTACAATAAGGCTCTTTCTTTCTCTAAGTGTCTGCCTTCGGACGTTCCTTCGAGGCTCATCTTCGGTCAGATTGTGAGCGCGAGAGCAGATAAGAATGTGTCTTCTATCAAGGCCGACATGGACAGCAGTGACCTTATGACCTTGCCTTCTCTCGGCTTCAGCTCAGACATTCAGATTGACTTCCTCGATCTTGATCATGAGGTGCTTTCTAAGGAGGAGATCGCGATTAAAGATTGGCTCGTAGACAATGATCGCATCCGAAACGGAAATGAGGTTAGCTTGTCTGACCTCTTCCTCTGTACTGACGATAACAAGACTGAGCTCATCGGTCAGAGGTGGTGGTCTGCGAATGGGACTCCGCTCAAGAGGATGTCTCTTTCTCTGAACGATAGCGACGTAGCACAGCGCGTACTCAACGTGTATTTCAAGATGAAGTGCAACGAGTTTGAGATGGGTCTTTCAGATTACCTGAAGCGCCCCTCTGAGCCCTTCGACGTAGATGACGCTTCATGTTGGGAGTCTTACATGAGCAGAAGGTCTGCACAGGACGTACTAGAGGCGATTTCGACCTACTCTAACGAGTTTAAGATCGCCTACTACTCAAACGACAATGTGCGCTCGATGACTGACGTTGGCACTATCGAGAAGCTCAAACTCAAGTCAAAGGGCTTCAGTAAACTCTTAAGCCCTGAGAGAGAGAGGGACGCGCTGACAGACCTCATGAGAAAGAGCGACGTCATTCTTGAAGAAGCTTGGCTTTCGGTCGCTAAGTCAGTAGAAAGAAACTCCCTCATCAGGGAGAAGTTCATGGACGAGGGCGACTATCAGACCGCCTCAGAGTTTGAAGACAAGGAGTAATAGAAATGGGTATGACGACACCTGTAACCACTGAAGAGTGGGTTGGCTATATTCTCGACGAGATCCCTACTGAAGACCTGATCCATCAGAGTAGGGTGGCGGGATCTAATGCTTTCCTTCGCACGTTGAAAGAGGAGGGATTTGAAGCCTCTTCGCTCGCTTCAATCCATCGAGCTTTTGCTCTAAGATTTGTCCGTGAGGGAATGCGTGTCCCATCTCGAATGGACGGCTGTCACATTGACTATAATGCGATGGTTGAGAATCCTGATAGTGAGCTGAAAGAGAAGATCGCGGAGTTCAACGCAGAGAGTTAAGAATTCTCAACGACGTCTATAACCCCTTCAGGGAGGAAATAGACTCTCGCTGAGGCACTGACACCTCTCTCTTCGACAACCTTGCTTAGAAGCGCGTATGAGGCTTCTGAGAGGGCGTATCGAGTGACGCCTCCTTCTCGGCTAATCACTACGCCGTTGAGAGAGGTCTTTATGTAGTCGTGTAGGGGCGTACTCTCTAAATAAGAGTGATAGAGATTGATCAGCCCTGTCACAGCGTGTTCTTTCAGCGCCGACTCTACTTTCCGATCAAAAGTCTTGTAGAACTGATTCCTCAGAGAGAGAAGCTCTTTGATGTGATTCTCTAGAGCCTTCGGAAACTCTACAGCGAGTAGCTCGGGCGGTTTACTTTCTGTGTTCGCTCTGAACTTTCTTAACCACATGATCAGATCCCTTTGACGCGGTTTCGGATACAGCGCGTCAGCGTGACATACTTGAAGTCACACTTATAGAAGGTCGTCCCATCTGCAATCGAGAATCTCACGAAAGTGCTCCTGAAAAATCTGATGGGGAAAGCTCATTATCCTCTAGATCATCAGGTTGAAGTTCTTCAAACAGGCTGTCCCTGTAAGTCCCTCCGATGAACTTAGCCCTCTTAAGAGAGCTTGTGTTGAAGATAGACCCTGATAGGTCTATCCCTCCGAAGTCCATATCATCTAGATTTTGTTCTGAAAAGTCGATCATGATTCTTATCCCTAGTGTTCTTTCATGCTTCCACTAGGTAGGAGCCTATAAGTCACCTATATAGGTACTTTCTTATCTATAGTCTTTTTTTTCTAAAGTAGTTTCTATAAGTAGGTTCTTTCTTAACCTACTTCTTTCTTTTTTTAGTGTATGTTCATCTATAGTATCTGTTCATGTATGTGTAGCTGTACTAGTTGGAGTAGTATTACTTGTAGATGTAGTAAGACTAGTAGTTGTTGTAGTATGAGCTGTATGTGTTGTTGTAGTAGTAGGACTATTAGTTGTAGGTGTAGTTGGTTGAGGATTAGTAAGAGTACTTGTAGTAGTACGAGTAGTTTTTCTTTTGGTTTTTAGGAGGACTTACTAAGTCTTCTCTAGTTACTTACTTCTAATTCATATTCTTCTTAGAAGAGTAACTATACTTCCTATCTCTACTAAAGAGAGATACTAAGATAGTTTCTATCTGAGACAACCTACTAGGTAAGGGAAAGAATAAACCTAGAGGCTCACAAGAGACTATCAAGGGAGTGAGAAAGAGCAGACTGTTTATCAGGTTCTATCAACGGAGTTGACCAACCTACAGGGTACTTACTCTGAGAGAGTAGTTGCCGAGTCTCGTTACTGATTGAGATCCATCGGTACGCTTTTCAACCGAGTGACTTACGTCACATGAGGGTTTCTGCCCTAAGAGCTTTCTCAAGCTCAGTAGGGTTGCCTCCTTTTAGTCGGGATAAGATTATCCTCAGTTTCGCTAGTCGGAGGGAAGAGCCCATGAGACTCAAACCGTTGTTGAGTCAGATCGTGAACCTGTATATCGGAGGCAGAGACGAGGTTCAAGCAGAAACTTAAGATAACCTCCTGTATGGATATCTCTTACCTTGATGGGTGTTCTGATATAGGTAAGGGTCACAAGAGAGGAGACAGCATGATTTTCATTCATCATGGAAGGGGCGTTAAGAACGGCCTCGCTGAAGAGCTAGAGGGCTATGAGCTTGTTCATGAGCCGATCACAAATCTGAAGGTAGACGGAGTGAGGCTATTGATGAGCCTCTTCACTCAGGTTTACCCCCATAAGAATCCCTGTCTAGTAGCAGGTCCACTCGATGAGGCTGATCCGTCAGCCCTTGATATTCTTCTTAAGCGCATCGAAGAGCCTACGCCCAACAGCCCAACCCTTTTCCTATGGGCGAATGACTTAGGTGGCGTTCCTAATACTATCCGATCTCGCTGTGGAGAGAAGTTTCATTACGCGCCCCGACAGGAGCATGATCTCTATGAAGACGCAGAGGCTCTGTATGGCGCTCTGAGCGAAGATAACCTCTTAAGAGGACTCAAGGTACTTGCGAAGGTGGAGAAGGGATCTGAGAGGGCATTTATGGAAGCCTATCTTGAAGTCCTTATCAAAGAGGAGGACACCGACTTGTATACAGACGAGCTGAGGTCACTCTTAGCGAGGAAGAGGGTTTCTCACTCCGCCCTCAGTGGATACTTTCTAGGAGTCCACAAATGAAGAAAGAACACAGAGTCATCTACGGTACGTTCAAAGACCTCGCCTTTCATGCTTCAAGAGAAATCATCAACGATGCTTATGCGCTCGGATGGGAGGTGATCTACCTAGATGGAAAGAAATCCTCTAAGAGTGAGATCGAGGAAGCCTTTGATTTGGGACTCTTTGACGTGGTGGATAAGCTCATCGTGATCTCGAACCCGACAGGGTTAAAGAACCTCGCACACATCCCTCAGAAAGAGGGCTTCGGTGTTCTCTATTTAGCAGACCGCGTAGTGCCGAAAGCACTCATGGGAGTCAAAAAGAAAGACTGTTACGAGATACCTAAGAGTAAGAAGAAGCTCGCGGAGTGGTATGCGAAGTTCTTTCAGAAGATGGTGGCGGATCAGGGGAAGCAGATCAGTCTGTCTATCTGTGAGAGTGTGGTTCAGCGAGTAGGTCAAGATGTTGGAGTCTTAACCTACGAGGCTCTGAAGATCGGCTACGTCGCTGAGGGGAGTGAGGTCACTCCCATAGAGGTCTTGTCGGTGATTGCGCCCTTGAAAGAAATGGATGGAGTGCTTCTGACTGATGCGGTGATCTCATGGAATCCGACTAACTTTCTTAAAACTTGCGCTCGCTTTGAGAAGAACAGAGACAAAGACCCGACGATGGGATTGGTCGCGGGTCTACTTCACAAGAATATAGTTCAGCTCTTATCGGTAAGACTTTGTATCGACAGAGGGGTCACTTCTGTGCAAGGTATCTCTGAAGAAATAGGCGTTCAAAGTTGGCTTGTGGGTGATGTGCTCGTTCCTAGAGCGCGTAGGTTCACTACAAAAAAATTGAGAGAAATCTTAGGTGTCCTCTATCATTGCGAAAACCTTGCAATTAGCGGAGTTGTGTCGCCGTTTTCGGCGTTCAAAACGGGGTTGCTCCGTCTTATGGTTTCTTAATACCGCTCCACTTAGACCTATTTTGTCGAGCTAGACCCTGACCCTCTCCCCCCTCAACTGCGAGGGAGGAGGTTAGGGTCGCTTTTTAACTTAGAGTCTTAATGGAGAGAGACGGATGACAGGTTTCGAGTTTTCAACACACGCCAAGTCCCTACTGAAGAAATACTACATGAAAGAAGGTGAGGAGAATCCACAAGAGGCTTTTAAGAGAGCCTCGCATTTTTACGCGAGAGATGAAGGGCTCGCAGAAAGAATCTATGAGTACGCTTGCAAAGGGTGGTTCATGTTCAGCTCACCGATCCTCTCCAACGCGGGGGGGAAAGGTATGCCGATCAGTTGCTTCCTCACTTTTGTTCCTGACTCAGTTAAGGGACTCATTTCTCATACAGAAGAGCTCAGAATGATGAGCGTGATGGGAGGTGGTGTTGGAGGGCATTGGTCGAGTGTGCGCTCAGTCTCAGACAAGTCACCTGGACCTATCCCTTTTCTTAAGACCGTTGACGCGGATATGGTTGCGTATCGACAAGGGTCAACTAGAAAGGGAAGCTACGCAGCCTACCTCAACATCTCTCACCCTGACGTGATTGAGTTTCTTAACATGAGACTTCCTACAGGTGGAGACACTAACAGAAAGTGCTTCAACCTCAACAACGCGCTCAATATCACAGATGACTTTATGGAGGCAGTTCTTAAGGGTGACTCTTGGGACTTGCTTGATCCTTCAGATGGGTCAGTGAGAGACACTTTCGACGCTCGCGACCTATGGCAGAGAATATTGAAGGTGCGCTTCAAGACAGGTGAGCCTTATCTTAACTTCATCGACGAGGCTAACCGCCACCTCCCCGAGCCCCTCAAAGAGAAAGGCTTGAAGATTAACGGATCTAACCTTTGTAACGAAATTCATCTCCCAACAGGAGAGAACAGGTCAGCGGTTTGTTGTCTTTCTAGTCTTAATGTGGAGCACTTCGACGCTTGGAAAGAAACCACGATTGTAGAGGACTTGATTGAGTTCCTTGATGATGTCTTAGAGTATTTCATAGAGAACGCGCCTGAGTCTCTTTCTAGAGCCATCAGCTCCGCCAAGAAAGAGAGATCGCTCGGCTTAGGGACGATGGGCTTTCACTCGTATCTTCAGAGTAAAGGAGTTCCTTTCGAGTCGGTCTTCGCGGTGTCTGCTAATAGGAAGATCTACTCTACCATCAAAGAGAAAGCTCTGAGCGCCACGAGATCCCTCGCAGAGAAGAGAGGGGAGTACTTGGACGGTGAGGGTAGCGGAGTAAGAAACAGCCATCTCCTCGCGATTGCTCCGAATGCGAACTCGGCGATCATTCTGAATACGTCTCCTAGCATTGAGCCTTGGAAGTCTAATGCCTTCACCTACAGAACGCGCGCAGGTTCTTTCTTACAGGTGAACGAACATCTACTGAACCTAATTCAGAAGAAGAAAGAAGAGAAGGGCGAGTCTGATAGTTGGGTAGACGAGCAGATTTCTGACGTGATTCTGAATCAGGGGAGCGTACAGCATCTAGACTACTTTTCTGATCTTGAGAAAGAGGTGTTCAAGACGGCGTTTGAACTTGATCAGATGTGGGTAGTGGAACACGCGGGCGTCAGGCAAGAGTGGGTCTGTCAGGGGCAGAGTGTGAACCTCTTTTTCCCTTCGGGTAGCGACGCGAACTATGTCAACGCGGTTCATCTCTCAGCTTATAAGAAGAAGCTCAAGGGTCTTTATTATTTGAGGACAAATGCGGGTGTTACAGGAGAGAAAGTCTCTGAAAAGGTAGAGCGAAAGGCACTCAAAGACTTTCAAATAGATGAGTGTATGAGTTGTCAGGGCTGATAGTTTCTTAATCTCTTTATCGTAGGCAGTAAACCAACTTCTCGATACACCTATGGTAAGGAGAAAAAAATGAGAAGAACCGCATCAGAAGTCCTTAGAGATTTAGAAATAAGAGTCGCTCGTATGGAGCGCACCGCTCGTGTCTTAGCGCCTGAAGAGGTGTATAGAGAGATTCAGAACGCTGGTCGTCTTTCAAACGTAGATGCCGATCTCGCTAAGCACTTGGTTGATTCAGGCGATAACAAGAGCGATAAGATTTCTGTGAGAAAGACGAAGGCTCAAGCGAGCAACCTCAAACCTTCTCAGACCACAATGGTTCTCGGTAAGTCTGTGGGTATGGCTCTCGCTATGCTTGATGGAAAGCTTACTACTGATCTTGGTGCGATCATTTCTAATGACGGTCAGATTATGGACGGACACCACAGATGGTCAGCAGCCATCATCGCTTTCGGACCTAATGTCAAGGTGGGGGGTTATGTCGCAGACCTTGAGGGCAAGACACTTCTTAAGGTTCTCAACATCATCACAAAGGGTCTTTTCCCAACGAGAAATGGGAATCCCGGTAAGGGCGACATCACTCGTTACACAGATCAGAATGTGATGAACGAGATCAAGAACCTCGCTATCAACGGTAACGAGTTCACCTCACCAAAGAAGGTTCAGGACATTCTCATTAAGAGCTTCGGTTCTGTCAACGAAGGCATCAAGCAGATGGGTGCAAATGTTCGCGCGATGAACAAGCAAGTACCAGGCTGGGCGCCCGCCCGAGTTGATATGCCTGTCATTAACCCTGATGAAGTGCCGAGAGCTCAAAAGCTGATGGAAGAGGGTGAGATTGAGTGGAAGCCTCCGTACAAGGAAGTTAAGCTCGCTAGGCGTAGGTATCGGAGGGATTACCTCTAAGATCGGTACTTTAACAGGTACTAGCTCTTTTATGTTCTCCGAGAGGGTACTATGCTATCCCTTTCAACACAGGAGGACATAAAATATGTCTCTTACAGAGTTCAGTAAGACTTATAAGCCCTTTCAGTACGCATGGGCGATGACCTTTGCGGAAGACCATGAGAAGATCCATTGGGGTACTTGGGAAGCCAAGCTCCAAGAGGATGTCTCTCAGTGGAAGGGCAGTGAAATCTCAAAGTCTGAGAAAGAACACATTACTCAGATTTTGAGAATCTTCACTCAAAGTGATGTCGCAGTTGGTGGTAACTACTGTGAGGTCTTTATTCCTTTCTTCAAGAATAACGAAGTGAGGAATATGCTTCTTTCTTTCGCCAACCGCGAGGGTACTCATCAAAGGGCGTATGCGCTCTTGAATGACACTCTCGGGTTTGCAGAGAAAGAATACTCAGCTTTCTTAGAGTTTGATGCTATGAGAGAGAAGATCGAGTTCATGATGGAAGCTCCAAAAGGTCTTTCAGATGAAGCTCACATGGCGTTCGAGATGGCGCGCTCGGTGTGTAACGAGGGCATGAGTCTCTTTTCTGCTTTCGTGATGCTCCTCAACTTTCAGAGATTCGGAAAGATGAAGGGTATGTGTGAGGTAGTTGAATGGTCTATCCGTGACGAGACGACACACGTTGAGGGTATGACTAAGCTCTTTCACACATACTGCACTGAGAACCCTCAAGTAGTGACAGATGAGCTCAAGAGTTACATCTACACGAACTACACGAAAGCGGTAGGGCTTGAGGACGCGCTTGTCGATCTCGTCTACGGATCAAACGACACGATTAATGAGCTGACCTCTCAGGACATTAAGACATACGTCAGGTACTTGGCAGATCGTAGACTGCTTCAGCTTGGTTTGAAGCCGATCTTTAAGCAGAAAGAAAACCCTCTTTCTTGGCTCGATTGGATCATCTCAGGAGACTCCATGAAGAATTTCTTTGAGGGTACTGTCACAGATTATTCGGCGAATGGGATGGTTGGGGACTTTGATTGGTCGGTCATAGGGGTTTCTTAATAGAGTCTTTATCTCGCTCTCTCAGGTAGTTGAAGAAATAACACTTAGGGAGTGATCACAATGATTTCTAAAAGAGCTTTTGCGCGTAGGGTCGCGAGTATCCATATCGCCTCTAATATCGACTACACGAAAGTCGATGCTATTGGTTTTTCTGAGGATAATCTCGCTGAGGAGATGGCTTCGATCCTCTATAATCTCGTGACTCAAACACCTCTATGGAGAAAGTCTGAGAAGATCCTCGTAGATCAGTACAGATCTGAGGGTGAAGGTGCTTTCATTGGAGGTAACGCGAGGAGGATTCGCAGAAAGAATAGCCTCGTCACTCGCCTTTTGAGTCAGATTACCAATCAGGACATTTCTAGGGCTCTAGACTCATTCTACGACTACGATGAGATGAAAGAACTAGCGACAAACGATAAACTTAAAAGCCTTGTTGCGCCATACGTCGATGCAAGTGAAGTACTCGAAGAGGCTGTGAATGGGGGCGAGTCTGCTTACTCTAGAGCATCTTCCTTTCTTAAAGAAAATGTGCTTCCAATGGTCGCTCGAAGATACTTTCCTCAGTACTTAGCATCTAAGATGCCCGACATTTCTAAGAGGGTTACGTCTAGGGATGAGAGGCGGAGAGAAATATCTCGGCAAAAGGCTCAAGATTCAGGGTCGAGCGCAGAGACTCCCGTAAGAAGAGGTTTTCATCCAAGAGCTAGGGTGAAGAAGTTCTTTAGCGCCAATCCTCTAGCTTCAGATATTGAGGCGGAGATCAGAAGCAGAACCTTTTCAGTCTTGGATGATGGTGAACTTGCTGAGATGGTTGAAGAGGCTGCGAAATACGTTGACTTCAGCGTGAGAGGCTCTATTAAAGCGCGTCGGTTAAGAGACAGAGTTAAGGCTGAAGCTAAGAGTTACGCGCGAGACATTGTGGGGACTTACTTGGATAGCGCAGACCCTTCCATGTTTGAAGGGCTATTTCCTTCAGAAATAGGAGAAGAGACTAGAGCAGAGATCGTTAGGGTCGGTAGGAAATACTTACAGGGTATGAGATCTAGACTGATGACTATTAGTACCCTTATAATAGAAAAGGAAGTCTTAAAGGGAATCAATCAGTTGAACTTATCTGAACCTCTGACTCCAGAAGAGTTAGATGACATAAAGAAATGGGAAGCTCAATATCGAAACTAGTTTCGGTAAATTCTGATATGTAGAACACAGGTAAAACCCCCTTCTCACAGAAAGGTATACTGTGTACTGCGTAGCAAAAGTCTTAGGGCAGGTGTTTGCGAACCCTCCCTTTTATGTTTTGAGGTGTCTCGTTTCTTACGAGGGTGAGACTACCTCTGCTGTTGTCAAAGGTAAGATAGCTGGCCCTGTAGGGCGCGGTACTGTCTTCACTTTCAAGGGCAAGAAAACCTTCGATAAGCAAGGTCGTCCCGCCATTGAAATAGATAGGACTCCTATCAACCCTAAGTTTCTTAAAGGTAGCTCACTGACCCAATGGAAAGATTGGTCTGACCCTAACGCCCAAGAGAGTATCGAGATACTTTCCACGCTCGCGGAAAGTGGGGCTAATGTAGCCGTCCTTAACTCTTTATGGAAAGAAATCTCGGCGAACCCTAAGATTATCGCTCAGAACCCTTGGGTGCTCGTCCAAAAAGGTCTTTCTTTCAAGGTCGCTGATAACATCGCCCGAAGGCTCATAGGAGATTTCGATCCCTCTAGAAAAGAGCGCGTATCCGCCTCTATTCTGTGGTCGGTGAAGCAAGCCTCTCAACAGGGTCACTGCTTTCTTGACTCAGGGACGGTGTTCAGAGATGCATCTATCTTGACAGGCTTATCCGATGTGCGAGAGATCGCTAATGTCGTTAAAGCATTAAGAGAAGACGGCGACCTTGTGGTCGATAAGATCGAGGGAAAGAACGCGCTCTACCTACCCTCGATGTACCGAATGGAAAACGATGTTGCTTCTTCTCTACAGAGCGAAGAGAGAAGAACTCAATCTGAAGATCTTTATCAGGAGATCTCAGATGATGATATCAGGAAGTATTCTCGCTTTGAGTTGACCGATGAGCAGATCAGAGCAGTCAAACAAGGTCTGATAGAGCCTGTGAGCATTGTGACGGGTCTTCCAGGGACAGGAAAGACGACAATACTTAATACGCTCTGCAAGGCGCTCATAGAAAAGAAAGAGAAGATCCTCCTCGTAGCACCGACAGGGATAGCCGCGAAGAGGGTGTCGTCACTAACAGGGTTAGAAGCTCAGACTATCCACAGAGCTTTCGGCGCAGGTATGCCTGATGACGATAAGAAAAAGAAGGCTGACTACGAGGGTGTCAAGCGAGATGAGGAGTCTTCAGACTTGAGTGCGAAAGCCGATTCAGACCGCCACAAAGAGCATTGGAAGTTCAACCCTCACAACCCTCGTAGTGAGAGCGTGGTAATCATAGACGAAGCTTCTATGGTTGACCTCCATCTCATGTGGCGACTCTTAAGAGGTATTTCGCGCTCTTGTCGGGTCATTATGGTGGGGGATATAGCACAGCTTCCACCTGTAGGGGCGGGCTTTGTCTTACAAGAGATTATTGAGGCGAATGTGCTCCCTAGAATTCACCTCGCCACGATCTTTAGGCAGGGTGAGGGTAGCGGTGTCGTAAAAGCGGCTCATAAGATTCACGCGGGAGAAATACCGACGGAAGAGGGTGAGTATCAGATGGTTGATCGCTACACCAAGTTCGACACTCTCGACTTTATCTTAGAGAAGTGCCGAGAGCTTCAGCTCGACGGTATTGATTTCCATGTAATGAGTCCTACACATCACGGTGTGCTAGGCGTCACGAACCTTAACCGAGAGCTGAGGGCGGTGCTTAACCCGAACGCGCTCGGTCATCGCTCAGTTAGGGTAGGGAATGACGAAGTACGCATAGGTGATCGTGTGATGTTCACTAAGAATGACTATGAGCTAGAGGTGTTTAATGGTGACGTCGGCACTGTTCACCATATCTCAGGGTCAGATGTAGAGATCATTATCAAGGGCAGTAAGAGTCAGCTTGTTTCTATCCCTGTAGAAAGAGTTGGGAGTCTCCTAAGACTCGCTTATGCGACAACTGTCCACAAGGCTCAGGGTCAGGAGTATCAGACTATCTTGATGCCGATGTCACTCGACCATAACAGTAATCTCTTGCAGAGGAGCTTACTCTACACAGGTGTGACGAGAGCGAAGGAGAAAGTATTCTTAGTTGGGGAAAGAGAAGTGGTGGCTGTCTGCGTATCAAATGTCTCTTCAGATAACCTAATGTGTGGACTGCACTCTAGATTCCGATATGAGGAAGGGTAAGATTAACCCTCTCATACGGAGAAAGATATGACAGAGGACAAGCTGAAAGAGTTGAAAGAGAAAATCACCATTATCAAAAAGGGTACAAAAGTCTCTCAGATTATGGTTTCTCGTATTGTCAAAGCCCCTCGCAGTGGCGGTGATGTATTCCTGTCAATGACTGTAAATTATGGAAGCCCCGATGATACAGATGGTGGTGAGATGCTCTCTCTTGAGGATGCTAAGATTGCATCCCACATTCTAGGGAAAGAAGTGAACATTCTCGCCCATGAGCAAGCCGCCGCGGGTGGTCTGATCACACAGAGCCAAATGGAATCGGTAAATAAGAAGATCAAGGGTAACTACACCCACCTTATCACGAAGTTAGGTGAGAAATGAGCGTAGATTTAAAGTACATTGAGAGCATCTATACGCGCCTCTCGACAATGGACGTTTCTCTTGACTCTGATCCTATCGAGTTCGGACCTTCTCGGCTGAATAATAAGATTGCTCAAATCAGAGCCTTTCTTTCACAGACCGAGAAGACTTTCATGGAGGTGTCTCAGAATCTCCACAAGTACAAGCGCGACCTGTTGGTTTCTGAGACTCAGTACAACTTGGAGCAAACTCAGCTCATGGCTACTGACCCTCATGTTAGATCGGGTCGGAGTCAGCAAGAAAGAGAAGCTCTCGCATCAACTCAGCTCGTCCATATTCAATCTAATATTAACAACGGCAAGCTCGCGGTACATGACTTAGAGGATGTGCTGAAAGTGATCAAAGCTAAGCGCACTGACCTTAAGGATTTGCAAGGGCGTATTAGGGATCAGCTCAAGCTCTGTCAAGAGCAAGTGTCGCTCGGTCAGCGGTGGGGTATGAAGGTCGATAGACACATCGCGGGCGAGGTTCTTTCTGTGGAGTCTTCTGAGGGCGCTGATGTTCTCATCCGAGCTGACTCAAGCGTTTTTTCTGAGACTGATCAGTACGTCGATGACTTACTTTCTGAGGCGGTTGGCGAAGAGAAGCTCCCTGAGAAAGAAACCGCGTCTGAGGATGTGGAAAACTTTTTTAAGAGTCCTTTGGAGTCCTATGACCCTCAAAAGGTCGAGGATTTCGACCTCGACGCGCTCCTCGAAGATTTTTGATCTTTTTTTGCCTACCCCCTAATCCTTTCTGATATATACCTTTCGAGCAACGGGACATCACTTCGGATGACCTCCACAGCTCTTACTTAAACAAGCCGATTTCGGCTCAACACAACAGGAGATTCCACATGGGTGGTTTTTCAGATTTCTCTCTCGGTGGCAACAGCCCTATTCTTTCTGCAGGTAAGGCGCGTTGGAAGCCCCAAAAGGGCAAGTACCGTGTTTCTTTCATCGCTCTCCCTGGTCTTGAGAATGGCAATCCTAATCTTGACGCAGACGCACCCGTCTTCAAGGGTGGTCGTCGTCTCTACGCTAAGGGTGTCGGATATTATTTGGATCATGGACCTGAGTATCAGAAGATCGCGGGTGGACCTTCTAAGACTGCTATTGCAACTACGCTCGTCTTTTGGCCTGTAGACGCGAATGGTGTGCTTGATAAAGGTCGCCTTTCAGGTGGTGAGTTTCAGGTTCAGACTTGGGTTTTCAGCCTCGACAAGTATCGTCAACTTGAGGCGATTCACGCGGAGTTCCCACTCACGAAGCATGACCTTAACATCGTGGTGACTGACCCTCAGTATCACAAGATGACGTTCTCACCTTGCCGTGACTCGCTGCTCTCAACTCTGAAGGAGAAGAAGGTCGATTTCTTCAACACTGTGGTTTCTACTGCTAAGAGTATCCACGACAACCTTCAGAACGACATCGCTCAAGACTTGACGATTGATCAGATTCGCGAGAAGCTCTCGGGTGAGGTTGGTTCTCCTACAGTGAGCGGTGGCGGTATGTCCTCAAGCCTCGACGTAGATGACGTTCTTGACGATGTTCTCGGCTGATACTCTGAGTGTCTTCTAGGCTGATTTGATCAGCACCCAAGCGAATCTAGTTAGCTTCTAACTCAAGAACCTTTCTAGGTTCGCTTAATTGTTTATAATCCTTCTTTCTTAGGTACACAGAAAAGAAAGAGGGGTATTATGAGTGATTCATGGCTCAATGATATGTTTGCGAGTGCTCAAAAGACCGCAAGCATGGACGAGGTGATTAACACCAAAGTCTCAGACTTAGTTGACGTTAACCGAACAGTCACGTCTAAGAGGCTCGCTAAGTTCACTGAGGGCGTTAGAGTAGTCTCTACTACCAACAATGGACTCTTAATCCCAAATAGGCTTCCTATGGCGGGTAGAAAGGGATCTGTTGTTAAGGTTCGCACTGCTTCGGGTGAGGTCACGTCTATGGACGGAGAGGTGTTCGTTCAGTGGGATGGTAGGGGGGATAAGATTGACCGTGTGAGCGTCAACTTTCTCAGAGTAGCTTCGATGAGGGTGGCTAGTCTAGATGACTTCATCATCCTCTCAGGTCCGTCTCTCTTAACCGCCTTTGGCGCTTCAAATGCGAATGCTACAGGCGAGCTCGTACACAAGTCTACAAAAGACCTTTGGTCTGTGAAAGTAGGTGAGGGCGGAGAGTTTGAGATTGAGCGTCTTTTTGACCCTAATGGCGATCCTCTTAAGGTCTAATTACCGTGTCCGATACCGTAAATACAAAGCCTCAGTACCCTAACTGTAGATGTGTCGATCCCTCTCTGGACGTATGCTTCTACTGTGAGGACACTCTTGATGGCGCTCAGGAGGGCGATGATGAAAAAGATGATACTGACCGCAGTCGCCTCTGTGATCACTCTTTCTGCGTGTGCGGAAGAGGCAGACTTAACTCCGAAAGAAGTTAAACCGCTTTGTGAGCAAGTCGTAGACAAGATAACTTTCTGTCTCGGCGCGCGAGTTCCTTTGGGCTCTTGTAGTAGAGAATCGGCTGAGCTTATCTTAAACTCAGAGTGCGACGCTGTACTTAGATACATCAGGGGAGAGATCCCTTGAACTACGAATTGACGATGAAAGAGAGGTACTTAGCCATAGTCCTCTTGGACATCATTGGTTCAACTGCGTTTGTTCAGAAATACGGCGCACAGAAAGCGGCTCAGTGGTTTCAGTTCCATGACCGACTCGCGAGGAGCTTGTGCTACAAGTTCAACGGTCGCGAGATTGACAGGTCTGACGGGTTTCTCCTTTCTTTCGACACCATTATAGATGCGGTCAACTTCGCCCTTCATTACCAAAAGAAAGTGCCTCCTAAGACTCGTCTACAGACGAGGATCGGAATCCATTGGGGGCGCGTCATCGAGGTTCAACAGGATGATGTCTTTGTAGGGGCGGGTGCTAAGAGGATTGAGCTAGAGGGTCTAGCTAAGAATATCGCCGCGAGGACGATGAGTGTGTGCGCGGAAGGCCAAGTGCTTTTGACTGAAGAGGCTATGGGAAAGACGAGAGGGAGAGTAAATATACACACTCCTAAAGGTACTAGGTACGTCTGTGTCGGTCTTTACCGATTTAAGGGCGTGAAGAAGCCTCAGAAAATATTTGCAGTGGGGGAGTCTATTGAGTCTCTTCAGCCTCCTAAGAGTTCCGAGAAAGTAAAGAGGCTCGGAGGTCCGAAGTACATCAGGTCGAGGGCTAGGGACAGAAAGCTGAAAGAATGGGTGGCTTGGGTCTTTTGGAGAGTAGCATTCATCGCTTCAGTATTTTGGATTTACATACTCTTTCAGATTATAGTGCGCCCTATGGCTAGAAATATGTTTCTAGGGCTCCCCCTCTATATGCCTGTTGTAGACGAGACTTATGCTTTCCTTGTCTATGTGTGGCAAGATCTGATCAAGATAATTAAGGGGTAGAATCATGTCAGAAGGTTCACATAAACAGTTCACTCAGAGTGAGAAAGCGAAGAGAGGGTGGTGGGCGAGCGTAGTCTTCATGTTCCTGATCTGCGTTCTTATCTACTTTCTATCTACCCACGAAATAGTGGAGAAGAATAGAGATATTCTTATCGGCATCATCGGGATGCTGACAGGCTCTATTTCTAGTATGCTCGCGATAGCTTCGGGGCGCGATCCTAGTGAGGTCGAAGAGCTGAAAGATAAGCTCGCCTCAGCAAACGGAGACAGAGCTGCGCTGATCGCTCGGTTAAGAGATGCTCAGATACAGATGCAACTCCTCAGAGAGCAGATATTCGAGCTTCAGTCAGCCGTGATTGAGAAGCTCTCTGTCTTTAGTGGGCAGTCCGTCATTAAGACAAAGACGGAAGATCAGGTGCAGTTAAAAGGCGTAGTTCAGGATTGGATAGACCCCATTAAGAAGACAGATAAGCCCGAAAAAATAGAAATCGACTTCGAGGATGAAGATGAGGCTTAATAGTCTTTCTATTCTTATCATTAACTAGTCAGAACCCCCTACGTCTATGGAGAGAGTACATGGATATTTTTGATCGCATCGCTAGTGAGTTTCAGAAAGAAGCTCGCATCCCTAAAGGTGACACTAAAGCTTACGAAGAGTGGAAGAAGAACTTTAAGAAGAAAAACCCTGAAGCCGCAGAAGATTGGGATAAGTACGAGGGTGCTTTCGATCCTTCAACGGGCGAGATGAGTCAAGACCGTATTAAGAAAAACATGGGTAACGACAAAGAAGACATCTCAGCTCTTGGTCAGCTTGGTAAGAAAGCTTCTTTCTACGATGATGAGATCATTGATGATATCGGTCTTGAGCGCGTTGCTTTGTGGGGATACCAAACTCCCGCTGTGAGGCGCGACCCGATAATTAAGGGTAATATTGCCCACAGGCTTATGCATCTTAACCGTCAGAAATCAAAGGGCATGCTCACTCGCGAAGAGGAGATGGAATTGATGGATCTTGAGGAGAAGCAACCTAAGAGTCATAATCATTATTTTTATCAAGCGATGAAAAATCGTAGGGCTTCTTTCTACGATGATGAGATCATTGATGATATCGGTCTTGATCGCGTTGCTTCAGAGGACTTTTTTTTTCAGATTTGAGCACTGACCGCACTGCTTCAGATAAAGAAGCAGAGCTACTCGCAGAGGATCTTATGGTCTTGGCTGACGAGATCATGTCAGGAAAGAGGAGAGGTCCTCTCAAGTCGT